CCTAAGACACCAAAGACACCTAAGGCACCAAAGGACACTAAGGCACTTAAGGCACCAAAGGACACTAAGGCACCTAAGGACGCGAAGGACGCTAAGGCACCAAAGGACACTAAGGCACTTAAGGCACTTAAGGACGCGAAGGACGCTAAGGCGAAGCCTAAGACACCTAAGACACCTAAGACACCAAAGACACCTAAGGCACCAAAGGACACTAAGGCACTTAAGGCACCAAAGGACACTAAGGCACCTAAGGACGCGAAGGACGCTAAGGCACCAAAGGACACTAAGGCACTTAAGGCACCAAAGGACACTAAGGCACCAAAGGACACTAAGGCACTTAAGGACACTAAGGCGAAGCCTAAGGACACTAAGACACCTAAGGCACTTAAGGATGCTAAGGCACCTAAGGACACTAAAGCACTTAAGGATGCTAAGGCACCAAAGGACACTAAGACACCTAAGGACACTAAGGCACCAAAGGACGCTAAGGACACTAAAGCACTTAAGGACGCTAAAGCACTTAAGGACGCTAAAGCACTTAAGGACGCTAAGGCACCTAAGGACGCTAAGGCACCTAAGGACACTAAGGCGCCTAATGACACTAAAGCACCTAAGGACACTAAAGCACTTAAGGACGCTAAGGCACCTAAGGACACTAAGGCACCTAAGGACACTAAGGCACTTAAGGACGCTAAGGCACTTAAGGACGCTAAGGCACTTAAGGACACTAAAGCACTTAAGGACACTAAAGCACTTAAGGACACTAAAGCACTTAAGGACGCTAAGGCACCTAAGGACACTAAGGCACCTAAGGACACTAAGGCGCCTAATGACACTAAGGACACTAAGGCACTTAAGGACGCTAAGGCACTTAAGGACGCTAAGGCACTTAAGGACGCTAAGGCACTTAAGGACGCTAAAGCACTTAAGGACGCTAAGGCAAAGTCTAAGACAACAAAGAAATAACAATCATACACAATAGCATAGACCTTTTTATTTTTATAAACTTTTACAATTTTTTATTTTTCTAAAATTCTTTAAAAGTTTCTAACTTCTCTAGCATTCTCTAAAAATACCTAGTAATATTCTTTTATTCTTTATGACACCAGTAATGGTAATAGAGCGATGTTAAGAGATGTAGCCTATTATGACAATAGCATTATCCTAATATTATTACTCAACTTTTATAAATTAAAAAATGATACTTAAGATAATATCTTAATAATAATATCAATATGCCTTTATCCCGTATATTCCACTTGTCAGACCTACATATCCGTAATGGTGATAATACATTCTCACGATATGAAGAGTATAGACAGGTATTCGGTGAAACCATCGTATCTTTAAACAGTAATATAGCAGACCTAAAGTTATCCTTTGATGATTTTATAATTGTTATTACAGGCGACATCTTCCACAATAAGAATGTTATAGGGAACTACGGGTTGTTTATTTATCGCGAGTTTATCCAATCGTTGTCTAAGATAGGTAGGCTGTATATTATATCAGGCAACCACGACTACGACCAGAGCGACCCTAATAAGCCTTCGCTGGTTTATTCTTCAACCTTTGATATCCCTAATGTATTCGTATTAAACTCTTCAACATCCTTTGTTATTGATGATGTGGGCTTCTCGTTTATTAGTATTAACAATACTCTAGATAAATATAGAAATAGCGGGCGTATCCAAGATTTACCAGCATTCCCTATAATAACCGAGCCTGTTAAATATAAAGTAGCCCTGTTCCACGGGACTTTCGCATCCGCTAAATTATACAACGGTAAATCTATAGAAGAAACCTTCAACCCTTACCCTCTAGAATGGGTTCAAGAGTTTGACTATGTCTTACTTGGTGATATCCACAAGCGTCAGGTATTCACTTATAAAAAGAAGACTGTTTGTGGCTATTCTGGTAGTCTTATACAGCAGAACTTTGGCGAAGACATTATAAACCACGGGTATCTTATATGGAAGCTTGGTGCGTGCGAAGCGTGCGAAGCGACTGAGATAAATGTTTATAATGATGTCGGGTATATCAATATTGTTGAAGATGTCTCTAATAATATCCTTATTAGAACGAACGGAGGATATACAGAACTCCTATATTCTTATATTAAAGAGAATATTGAATATTTTCCTAAGAATTTGGAGATAAAGGCTTTTACAAAGATAAACTTCCAATCTCTTAGCATCATATTAAACTCTTTTGACATATCCTTTTGTATTGTTTCTAAATTGAACGACAATTCTAATATGGTTGGTGACGCTAGTGCCGCTAGTGCCGCTAGTGCCGACGCTACAGATATACAAAGCGACGAAACCCTTAGCAGACTGGATACCGACTATTTGCTAGATTATTTTAAGAAACTCTTGACGCCTGACAAATATAAGATATTGCTAGGTATAATTAAGGATAAAGAGACGCTGTTGTTTGATATATCTAAATATCCTGAAGATTTACACGCTGACTGTATTAAACGCAATAAGGACTTAGAGCCCATCATCAATCTCTGTAATGCGACAGACGATACACAGTCTCTTAAAAAATCCTTTGTGATTAAATATCTGGAATGGGAGGGTCTGTTGTGCTACCAAAACAAATGCTCTATCAATTTTAAAGATTTGGATGCTAAGACCTTTATGATTAAAGGCAGCAACGGAACAGGTAAGTCAGCAATCTACGATATCCTACAGTTGGCTATATGGGCTACCAACAATAAGTTTGATACCTACTCAGCGGGATTTATAAACCATAATAAGGATGCTGGATACACCATAATAGATATAGAGATTGAAGATATAACCTATCGTATTAAAAGATGCTTTAACAAAAAGAAAGGCACCTTTAAAATCAACAACAAGTCCTCTGTGCTTTACAAGTATAATGACCTACAAAAACTGGATATACTGAAGAAAGATACTGCGTGTAATGCTGAAGTTAAATCCTTATTTGGTGATATAAACACCTTCTTATCAACCTCTATGATTACCCAGAGCATAGATAATGATATCCTCGCTCTAAACTACAAGGATACTTTGGCGACTATTGACAAAGCCCACAATATCCAGTTTATCTATCATCTCTATAATCTCTTTAAGATGGCTATAACCAAATATAAGGCGTTTGGTAATGTTATACAAAGCAAAAAAGAGGTCTATGAGAAGTTGCTCTTTAATGGGGTTAATGAGGATGTTGAAGAAGAGGCTCTAGCGCAACTTAGAGAAGAACTAAAAAGCCTCAGTATTGACAGAGATACGCAACTGAAGGCTTACGATAGTATAAGTGCTGATATCAATAACCCAGCAAATCTAGTTATCGCCGATACCGATTATACAAGTCTTATTGGCGACATCCTAGCAAATGTAGCGACTGACGAAGAATACTCTAAATACAAAGAGCAGTTAGGACATTATAATTATCTATATTCTGTAAATCTTAAAGAACTTAAAAAATTATCTAAATTATATTCACAGCAACTTGAAGACGACTTTAATAAATTAGCTAGTGCTAGCCTCAATAAGCCTTGTGAAGCCTCCTACCTGCGAGACGAAGAGATAGCGTTGCGAGATTATATGGGTATAGAGAGCGACGCCGCTAGCGACTTCCTTATTAAACAAAAGGACAACTTAAAAATAAGCAAGGATACTCTTAATGAAATGATTTCTAATAAGCCTAATAAACCGGATAAGATTTCTACACAATATCCAGATATTGCCTCAATAACCTCTATAATATTAAAGATATGCGGAGATGATATAGAGGTGTTTAATGAGTTCATATCTTGTAATACTAAGCCGTCCTCTATAAACACCACAAATATACTAAAGAAACTGAGAGCCGCTGCTAATGGTAATAGTAATGCCGCCGCTGCTGCTAATAATAATGGTAATGCTAATGGTAATAATGATATATCCATAGACTATTATAAAGGTGTTCTAGATAGCAAGGCTGCGCTTGTAGAAGAAATAGTAAGTATTAAGGAGACTATTGCGACTTACGAGAATGACTTTAATGTCTCTTTCTCTATCCAGCAGCAATTAAAGGCAGTTAATGTGCCTAGCGAAGCAATCACCTATAAACAGTTTAAAGGCGCTGGCTCAATCGCTAAAGAACTGAAAAATTATGATATAGATGCTATTAATGTAGAGATAGCAGCAGATGAAGTTATCATAAATAAATATACTAAAAAGGCTGCTAAGATTGACAAACTGAATAACGATATAGAGGTTTTAAATAAGGAGCTGAAGGTATTCACTACAAACGCCAAGTATAAATACAATCCTGATTGCTGCGTCTGCTGTGATAGACCTTGGGTCTCGCGCATTAAGGAGATAGGAGTTGCTATGGATACGCTAACGGGTTCTAGAGACGCCATAGAATACAACGCAGACGACTTTGCGATGGTTAGCGAACGCCTAGCAGAGAATGTGGAACAGAGAAACAGGTATAATTTGCTGAAGGCGTGGTATCACTATTATAAGTTTAAAGAGGGGCACGATAAGATAACTAAAGAACTGAATAATATTATTAGTTCTAAAAATGAGATGTATGAGAAGTTGTCAGGAGTTGAATTAGAACTGAAGAACATAACCTTATATACCGAGTATTTTGTATCCTATGCGTTTATGCTATATGAAGAGTTGAATAATATGCGGCTGAATGTCGCTTATAAGGAGTGGGAGAGCGGCTATAAGGAGACAAAGATGCGTGTAGAGGAACTAGAGAGAGCCATTCATTTTAGTGAGGTTATAAAGCCACGCATAGCAAAATACCTAGAGCAGAAAAGATGCTATGATGACTGGGTATCGTATGATAGGCACAAGAAGATTATAGACGGCTACCACTATTGTAGGCTAAGCAAGATTATAGAGGTCTGTGATTTATACAAAGAATACGAGAGGTGCGAGACGCTGAAGCCGCTTATTAAAGAGAAGGTTAGGTTAGGGGCTTTGATAAAGAGCCTAGAAGGTGTTATGAAGAAGGTGAATGAGGATATCATTAAGTATTCCACAATAAACGCTTATAATAATGAGAATAAGGCGAACTATAGTGCCCTAATGGCGGTTGAGAGCAATATCAATAATATCATAGAGGTTCTAGATACCATCCTAATAAACTTTCAATCTTTTAGAAAAGAACTATATGATAACTTAATTCTTAATAAACTTGCTGAGCGAACTAATAAGATTATTAAAACCCTATGTCATTCCAATACAAAACCTTTTAGGCTCAATTATAATGTTGATATATCTAATGATACCGTCCATATCAATTGGCTAATCCATAATGAAAATATAAGCAGCGGCGACAGCGGTGGCGGCAGCGGTGGCGACAGCGGCGGCAGCGAAGCCGATAAGCAGTTCATCTCAGTATCTCAGGCATCTGGTTTCCAACGCTTCGCTATCTCTATGGCGCTGCGCTTATCGCTGTATTTCAATAATTACGATGTGCTCTGTAGGCAACTCTTTATAGACGAAGGGTTTATCAACTTTGATAAGAATAATCTGTCGGTCGTCCCTGTGTTTCTTAAAAGCCTCTTACATTACTTTAATACAATTGTGGTTCTCTCGCATATTGATATTATTCAGGATACGGTTGATGAGACCGCAGAGATATCCTTTAACAAGGCTAGCGGCGTCTCTAGGATTGCGTATGGTGCTGAATAAGGATATAAGCGTTAGACCCACTAAGAATAGGGAGGATGCCGGAGCGGAGCAGGCGAAGCGGTGCCGTTGATAATAATCTGTCTTATATATAGAAAGATAGATGCCTCGCGATAACCTAAAGTTGTTAAATGTATCAGGGAGGAACAACAATTGTTTTTTTAATTCGCTCTATGTAGTTGTTAAAAACAACGAGACATTCAAGCAGTTATTTGTGGGGGCTGCTAACGGAAACAAGATACGCAACGGAGCACAACTGAGAAAATACATTTGCGAGTTTCTAATACACAGAGGGCACAATAAGTTTAGGGGATATCTAGTGATGGCTAAGTCATTACTAACTGCGTATTCTAATGACAAAACTGAGTTATTAAAGATGCACGATAAATTGATGGATGTAGCACAAATGCTGAGCGTTAATAAAATAGAGGTGGTATCTTTAATTGAAGCAGATATCCTAACAACTAATGTCGCTACAAAGGACGGGATACAAAGTCTGCTCGTAAAACACTTGCCTACCACAGATAGGATGCCTTCTATGCCTGAGTTCGCTTTGTCTATCCAAATGATTAAAGATGTCTTTAATATAATTGTTTTACCTATTGTTTTACAAAGACGAATGAGACAGGATGAGAGACCTAGAAGTATAAACCTGATTAACAAGTATAACTATGGAAAAAAGAGAATGGCTACTGGAGATGCTATACTAAGGTCTATGAAGATGGATATAAAGGACGCTAATGTTGTTAATAAAATACGAGAGCGGGTTGGAAACAAATTTGAAGAAATGAATAAGAAAAAGGGCTCTTCGCGAATGTATAACAAGGCTAGTGAATATACATTTGCGGTTCTAATAACCGACCAAGCACATTACCAAGTATTGTCATTAAATGGTATGTCAGCCCTTAAATATGTCCCTAGCAACTACGATGACTTGAGTATGTTTATTTTCTCTAGCGAAAACTCATTCAGTTTCTCTCAAGAAAGCATAAGAAGCCCTCCAACATACGCCGAAGGACTAAAGATGTAATCCGCTAAGATACTGCTAGATACTGCCGAGATGTTGCTAGATGTTGCTAGATGTTGCTAGATGCTGCTAGATTTTCTATTATTTTTATTATTTATGATACCACTAATGATAAAAGGAATGCTAAGTATTACTATTATTTATTTTCTAAAAGTTTCTAAGTTCTCTAGCATTTGCTAAAATAACTAGTAATATTCTTTTTATTCTTTATGATACCACTAATAATAAAAGGTATGCTAGGTTGTTTTATGCGTGCTTTGCTAACTCGCATACTATATAAGGAAATATGCGAAAGCATAAATGCTCTTAATATATGATGCGTGCTCCGCTAACTCGCATTATATACTAGGTAATACCTATAATGGTTATAGAAGATGCCTATAATGGTAATAGAAGTATGCTAAGTATTACTATTATTTATATTATCTTATAAACTATTATTTATTTTTCTATAAGTTTCTAAGTTCGCTAAAATACCTAGTAATATTCTTTTTATTCTTTATGATACCACTAATGGTAATAGGATGTTCTAATGATTAGCAAATCACGCTAAACTAAACCATATATCCTCCTAAAATTACCTAGTATTGCTAAGGATACATCATAGAGAACATCACTAATGGTAATACAAGTATTATCTAGTCTTACTATTATTTATTTATTATTATCTTTTATAAACTTATAAACTTTTACTATTTCTAAAAACTTTTACTATTTCTAAAAACTTTTACAACTTTATACTTTTCTAAAATTCTCTAAAAGTTTCTAACTTTCCTAAAAATACTTAGTATTATTCTTTTTAATCTTTATGATACCAGTAATGGTAATAGAAGTATGATAGGTTGTGTTATGCGATATATCGCATCATATATTAAGAATATTTATGCTAGGTATGCTTTGCTTACCGCGCAATATTTCCTTATATACTATGCGATATCCCGCATCATATACTAGATGATACTAGATGATACTAGGTTATGTTATAGAAGATGCCTATAATGGTAATAGAAGATGCCTATAATGGTTATAGAAGATGTCTAGAATGGTTATAGAAGATGTCTAGAATTATTACTTAACTTTTTATAAACTTATAAACTTTTACTATTTCTAAAAACTTTTACAACTTTTTATTTTTCTAAAATTCTCTAAAAGTTTCTAAGTTCTTCTAACCTTTGCTAGCATTCGCTAAACATACCTAGTATTATTCTTTTTTATTCTTTATGACACCACTAATGGTAATACTTATCATACTTCTATTACTATTATTTATTATTTCTATTATCTTATAAACTATTATTTATTCCCTAAACATACCTAGTATTATCCTTTTTATGACACCACTTACCTACATCCTTTATAGAAGATACCAAGTATTACAATAGCATCCATTCTAACAACCCTTATTTTATAGGTTTTTGTATATATAAGGGATACTGTAAATTACTAAATATATATGGAAGGTTTAATTGATACACGAAACGAATATATAGAACACATACAAGATATTCTTAGTGTCGCTATATCTAAAAGAATATATGCTATATATACTGAAATGATGGAAGAAAAAAAGGGGCTAAAAGGGTTCCAGAATGAACTCTATAGTATCCGCAAATGGAACAATAACATAGTTAGTGATGAATATAAGAAGATTGTTAAATATACCAAATGTAAATACCTGTCTAACCTTATTAAAATCATCATTATTACCACTATAAAGATAAAGATATATGAGTATAGAGAGCAGTTTGATAACATTAAAATAAAGATACCTAATCCTGAAGACTTCGTCCATAAATGCTATATAAATGCTGCGTCTTTCTCTTGGAAGAACGCTTACTTATATAACAGAAACAACATTAAGGATGCTGAATACCAAAACAACCTCAATATAATTGAAGAAAATATCAGGGCAATTATAAAGAAGACCTTTAGAGACTTCGTGCCTTTTGATGAAATCTTTAAACAGATTGAAGATAACCTAACAGGTAATGTTAAACAATTTAAGGATACTGGAGGCGGTAGTGGAGATGCTAGCGGTGATGATGCTAATGATGCTAGTGATGCTAGCGAAGATAGCGATGAAGAAGACAAAAGCGAAGAAGGCGAAAGTAGAAAAGATGATAAGGAGATTGCTAATAAAATAAAAAAGCCTAACAAAACAGCCTCTATTGAAAAAGTGAATAAAAACGCAAAGAAAGCCAAAGCAGACAGCGAAGAAAGCAAAGCGAACGCTAGTAATGAGGAGGATGAGGAAGACGAAGAAGAGGAAAAGGAAGATGAAGACGAAGAAGAAGATGAAGAAGATGAAAAAGACGAAGACGAAGATGAAGATGAAGATGACGAAGATGAAGATGAAGATGACGAAGACGAAGAAGACGAAGATGAAGATGACGAAGATGAAGATGACGAAGACGAAGATGACGAAGAAGATAAGAAAGAAGATAATGAAGAAGATAAGATACCTATAACTGTTTTAAAAGAACAGGAAGAGCCTGAATATAGTAAAATAAATAATATTGTAGATATACCAGATATACCATTAACAAAAAATAGTAATGAAGTGTATAATAAGCAACCGCAAGAAATACTATTTAAGGCATTCTCTAGCGGTGGCGGCGAACAAACAAATAAGCAAGAAGAGGAGAGCGATGCGAACAAAGCGAGGGAAGCGCCTGATAATATTCGCAAAGAATGGAATAGTATTAAAGATGACTACCATTCTTTGTCTCAGGAAAATACAGCGTATAAGAAAAGGTATGAGAATGAGGCAGCAGGAGCAGCAGCAGGAGCAGCAAGCGGTAAATACGATAATGAAGATGATGACGCTATAAGCGTAGCTAGCGTCGCGAGTGCCTCTAGCGCTCGTAGCGCAGTTAGCGCAGTTAGCAATATTACAGATATCAGTCTAATAAAAAAAATACATATTAAAGAAGCTACCAATAAAACCAAGAAGCCCAGTTTCTTCTAAGAAAGATATATAGGTATATAAATATATAACTATATTATAATATTGAATATTAAAATAAAAATGTTAATGGTTAGAAAGTCATCTTACTGTTTTCTCTGCTATTCTGCTGATAACATCATATATACAAATACTATATTCGTATGTAAGAAATGTAATACTGTGGTAAAAAAATGCGATATATGCGACCTTTATTGCGGCGATAAATGCCTAGAATTGTTTGACAAATGCCTTGCTATATAATAGCCTAGCCTATGTAATCCTAATAGGTCTGCTTCTTAACTTTAATGAGTTTAGAGTTTTTCTTTTTAACAAAGACACCTGGGTCATAATCCTCTATGTCTTCTCCTTCTTCGTTCGTAAGCCCCATTAAGTCTCGCTGGTCTTGTAGCGCTTGCATCTCCCATAGGTCGTGGGAACACATCTTGTAATTGATGTCCTGTGCTTTATACCAGAAAACGATGTCTGATATATTGTTAGACTGAACCTTATTATCTATAACAAGGCACTCAAAGTTCTCGGTGCACTGGTTCATCACTTGGTTAAACACATCAAATGTCGGGAACATACCCGCATAATGATTGTATATCTTCTCTCGTTCCTTAACAATATTATTACGAAATATGAATACATAGTCAATATTAGAACGCAAATCTGGCGGCAATCCTAGACCGTGCTGCATAGTGATTAAAAGAAATATCTTGTAATGCCTCCCGTTCATAAAGATACACCTAATGTTCTTGTCGGTCATCGCCGACTTGTTATACATACAGTCGTCTAATATCAAGAAGGCTCGTGGGTCTATTGAGGAGTTGCCGTGCTTAGCCATATCCCGCTTTCGCTCGTTCGTTATGCTTATCTGGCGTGTTAAGAACTTGCTTATCAACTTCTCCTCCAGTTCGTCGTATATCAACATCTTCGGGATAAACTTCTCAAAGTAGCCGTTCGCCCGTTCTGTAGGCGATACCACAACGCCCACAGGTATATCCTTGTTATGGCTGAGGATATCTTTCATACAATAACTTTTACCAGTATTACGCTTGCCGATAAAGGTAACTACCGAGTCACCCTTAATCCTCGCAGGGTCAAACCTCTTAAGTTCTAGTTTCATTTAATTTATAATAACAAAAATAATATATTCTATGTATCACAGAACAAATAGATTGCTTATATGCTAAATAGCCGCAAAGAATATATAAAGAATATGCGAAGAATATATAAGGAATACTGGGAGATATTACTATATTGCTAACCGCTAGCGACCACATATGAAGCATTACTGGATTAATATAGATAAGACTGGTGTCGGCGCCGCTAACGACCGACGAGCATTTATGGAAGAACAGTTTAAAAACAATAAGTTAGAAAATGTAAGGATACCTGCTATAACACCAAAGGACTTTGAGGAGGTGCTAGAAGATAAGCGTCCTTTAACCTGTAAGCACCCAGGATGCGTCCGGTGCGAATATGAATACGCTTGTATATCCAGCCATATTAAGGCGATGATTGAGGGGCTTAAGGTCGCTGACAACGAGTGGTTCGTGGTAATGGAAGATGACATAGTGATACCTTTTGATATCAATTATAACAAGTTGATTAGCGAACTGCCCCCTGACGCTCAACTGGTTCAGTTGCTGATTTTATACGGGGCTACTGTTAAAACCCTGTATGAACTGTCGGTCGCCCATAATATGCGGTTTATTAAATGGAGATACCTATTACCATCTACAGGTATGTATATTATATCCCGAGAAGGTGCTAAGATACTGGTCGGCAAATACTTTAAAAATAATAAATATAACTTTACAAACTGTCCGTTCCAAGTGGTCGCCGATGTCGCCCTCTATTCGTCTATAAACTCCTACGCTACCACATTCCCTTTTGCTTTTCCTAATATAAACTTGGTGTCTGAAATACACCCCGAGCATTACGAAGCACACAAACAAACCTACCTAGAAATTATGGAGGTGATAGATACGGCTGTTGAAAACAAAACGATACCTTATATACAATCTTAGGCAGCCATAGGCAGCCATAGGCAGCCTTTAGGCAGCCTTTAGGCAGCCTTTAGGCGGGTGCCCCTAATCTATATACAAGATACGCTTATATCCTTTTCTAATACATCGTATGGTCGCTAGGCGTATGCTTATCATCTTTTTCTCCAATATTATATTTTTCGTTAAAGAAATAGATAACTATTAGTTGTTTGCGGTGGTCTCTCAGTTTATCAGTGCAATACAATATATATGTTTCGTCCTTTCCATTCAAGTTCTTATTTTTTATCCATACTTTAAAGAGTTCATTATAGAGTATTACTGATTGGTTTATTAGCGGATACTTGTCTATCTTGTTGGTCGCCAGCATCTGTGCCTCCTCTGCTAGTCCTATTATATGTAGAAAATGCTTCGTGATACAATCACGGCACCTCTTATTCTTGTTTGTTAGATGTTCCTCTAATAAAATAGACTGCTTGATGATTTGCTGCATGTTATATCTAGGGTCGCTAACAGGGTCTATTGAGTCACAACCTGTAGAACAAGTGCCCGCCGTCGCTGCCGCTCCCGCTCCCTTAGTCTGCTCCTTGTAATTTATATTTAAAAGCGTAGCCGTGTTAGAGCCTATCCCTAAGTGATGGTCGTTTAGATTGTGAATATGCCACAATATTATTATCGTTGATAGTATTATTGTGAAGACAATAATAAATGTTTCTAATATATTCATCATAAAATATTAATTCTACTAATATAGCAGAAATATATTATACTCTATAAGAAAGTAATATGATGCTACTAGAAGAACTTGAAGCATTTAAGGGCGGTGGCGGTGGAGGAGGCGGTCGTGGCGGCTCATCACGAAGAAAGAATAAGAGCGAAAGCGGCGGCTTGCGCGAACGCATAAATTACTTTGCCGCTTTTGCTTTCCTAGTAGTCCTGTTTTTCTTACCTGCTATGTTTTTAAACACTAAGAAAAAATAATAAATATCATTATATAATAGGTAGATTATATAGTATATAAAGGATGGTATTAACTGGTGTGAATATAGGCGAGTTGTTTTTAGAAGGATTTAAGGGAGGCGGCAAAGGTAAGGGTGGTGGTGCTGCTGACGGCACAGGTGCTGCTGACGGAGCAGGCGGAGCCGGAGGCGCTGCTAACTCTAACGGCGTTCTTACAGCTGGTACCGCAGGTGCCGTAGGCGGCGCATTACTTTCTGGAGGTTCAGCGGCTTCTATGAGTATGAGTAATGTAGGCTCTAATAATGTTGAGAAGTGTCCTTTAACAGATGAGACGCTATATTGTCAGGTTAGCCGAACCGCAGGAATAGCCGGTATGGTCGTATATATACTCATTATTATAGGATTGGTAATAGGCGTCTTATATGCTATTTATTATCTGTTCTTTCGTAGCGGCGGCAGCGGCGGCAGCGGTGGTGCTAGCGGCGTGATTAGCAAAGTAGCCCGTAAAGGTCGCTAGAATGCTTCGCAATACTTATTTTTACTAAAATTGATATATATTCTTGTATATCTATTATACACCTCTAAGTATGAAAGTATATGTATTACATAGCAGCAATTTATCCAAGCGGAAGAAGCACATATTAGAACAGTTTAGAAAGCATAACATATATAACTTTGAGTTCATAGAGAAGTTTGATGCTAGAGAGATAACTGAAGAAGAAAGCAGACCATTTGCTAAGGATTATAAAAGAACCTTAATGTCGTTGTTCTTGAAGCACATTTATGTTTATCAGTTAATCGCTAAAGAAAGCGAAGCAAGTGAAGCAGACGAAGCGACCGCTTTAATATTTGAAGATGATGTTATATTGGGTGATGATTTTTATGAGATACTAGAGAAATATATGAATGAAGCAAACGGAGTGAGCGATGCGAGCGACTGTAAAGGTGCGAACGGAGTGAGCGATGCGAATGCTGCGAGCGATACTAACAAATACGATATGTTATTTATTGGCTGCGGGTATAACCTACATATCAACAAAGAGGTCATAGAAGAAAATAAACATATTTATAAAAATCCCTATACACGGGCTACAGACAGTTATGTTATTACTAGCAGTTGTGCTAAGAAAATATGCGATTACTATGAAGCAGCGACCCTAATGGGAGCGACGGCGGCATTAGCGTGCCCTATAACATTACCTATAAACTTGTGGCTAAACAAAGCAATATTAGATAAAGGGCTAAATGTATATTGGTGCGAACCTACGATAGTTTCTCAGGGTTCGCAAAGCGGATTGTTTGAGGTCTCAATTGTTTGAGGTATCAATTGTTTGAGGTCTCAATTATTTGAGGTCTCCTTGTAGTCCTTCTCGCCTATTCAGGCAGCCTAGCAAGCCGAAGCCAAGCCTATTCAGGCAGCCTAGCAAGCCTCTCCTATTCAGGCAACAACAGGTATGCGAAAGTCGTCAAGGTATATAATGTGGTGCCCCATAGCGTATCCAGAATACCTACAGACACATCCATATCCTTATATATCGCTAGCGATGTGAAGTTATATATGCCGTATATTGAGAAACCCACAGCGCCTCCATACATAAGAGATTTTAATAATTTTCTTTCTATGCTAGCATCGTCCTTGGCTTTTATATTTAGAACCGTGAAAGGGATGGCGACATATATTACAGAGAATAATATGATAATATAGGCGATGATTGTGTGCTCTATGCGGGGCTCTAACTCTGTCTTTTGTATTTTTAGAATGGTATTAGAATACGAGACCATATTGAAGGATATCCATATAAAATCTAAAAATACGAGCACAACAGATATTACAAGATACTTAATATAAATATCCATAGCGTCTCTCTATCTATACTATTATAGAACTATTATAATTATTTTTTATCTGTTATTAGCAATACGAAACTTATCTATTATTTTTACAAAATCATCATAAGGCATCACATAGCCTTTATTATTGTTATCTGTTAGAGGCGGACTAGGCACGCTCAGGACGCTAGACGGGCTCAGCGGCGACAGCGGCGACGAAGGCTGCGGCGATAGCGGCGATAGCAGCAAAAGCGGTTTAACCTTAATAGCCTCAGCATTAATAGCCTTCGTCGTCTTATCCTTTGCTGTCGCCGCTTCCTTCGCTACCATCCTCCTACTACTAAGCATCCCTAACTTACCTCCTGTAGCCTTTACTGCTGTCGCTTCATATATAAACGGCTCAACCTCCTTATATATGTCGCCGTTCTCCATATTAACCACATAATACTCTGCTGTCTTCTTTAAATATGCGGCAAGTTCCCTAAACATCCCTACTAGGTCTTCGTATTCCTCTGTGGTATCATCTATTCGCATATTGGTTCCTATGAAATCTATATAGCCGTCTCTTAGAATATCCACGAAGCGGTCTCTAAAATCCCTTAAGTAGGGGATATTATTGCTGATACACATCCTCATATAGTCCCTCGTAATATCAGTAATAAATAGGCTTGACCTATCTTCGTTTCTTGATATGTATTCTCTAAGTATATCTAGATATTTATGGTCGGCACCGCTGCTGCTGCCGCTGCCGTTAAAGTTTATCTTCTTATAGCCTTCGTAATCAAATAGCCCTGTGTTTCTAAGAGAACTTAGGCGATACTCAAATCTTCTTTTTGTATTCTTCATATAGTTTTGCGGATATAACGCATCTTCATTCAGTAATAGACTGTCTATAAATAGGTTGTCAAAGTTATAGTTAAAACGCCCATAGTCTCTGCTACGGGTTGTGATAGGTTCGTATGTTGGGTCGTTCTTATATCCTGTGTAAAATCCGGAGCCTAAGGCGGAGCCGGCGGCATCATAATATATAGCATAATCTACCACATTAATATTAAAAAACTTATAGCAGTCGCATATAAAATGCTGATGAAGTGTATATTTAACATTAAAATATGAGTTCGGTATAATATCCTCGTTTATTTGTGTTCCTAGACATACTGAGGATATGTCAGTAGCGATAGCAGAAGCGGTAGCATCTCTCGCTATCGCAGCGGGATACGCCGACTTACCTAAGTATATTTTAAAGTTCTTTATGTTATATAGCCGCTTCTTGCCTCCCTCAAAGATATTCCTGTATAATATATCCATATATTCCTTTGGTGTATTATGAACTTTACATAAATTGTATTTAACACCACCTACTACCAGAGTGTTCTTCACTATTACTCTGGTGCTTGGCTGTAATATGATTTGGTATAGTTCGTCATTAAAGTTGATATAATCTATACCATCCTTAATCTCCAATATATATACTGAGCCGCTATTCCGTATATTCTCATAAGCGTATCTTAACGCTATGTTGATATTGAAAGTACAAGATAAAAAGGATGTTAAAACCAAGTCCGGTGCCTGCGAGCCTTGCGAACTGCGTGTAGCCTGTGAGCCTTGCGAACTATGAAAATCCTTATGGGTTCCGTGAAAAACATATATAGGTCTCTTGTTATGCTCTGGGTTATGCTTTGCGTCCGCACAAAATTTTAGCAAATACCTAACCCTCTTATAGGCGGCTTTCTCCATCACCACGCCATTTGCTATATAGTTCTGTATAGCACTATTAACAATCCTACTGTAAGGCTCTTGTGAACCTATGTAATACTGTGTGATACTTAATAACCGCGCGGGTGTTATATGAAATGGCTGAAATGTATGAATGCCCGATATATATGTATGGGTATCCAGAATTGTTATCGCAGGCAAAGGCGAATTATACCTGAACCAGTAATAATACGCAGGTGAAGCGGCGTTAGCGAGGTTCCCGAGGTTCCCGAGGTTAGCGGCATTATAATTGTTATTATTTATAGTATATAATATGGTTCTTATGGTATTGTCGTCGGTGTATCCTTTAATGTCGTTAAGTTGCTTCTCGTATCCCCGATTGTCGCTAGTAATCTCATAGTCTTCCCTGAAATTGGCGTGTAATTGATTGATGGAGCGTAGCAGTCCTCTTATGTTATCCCCGAAGAACGGGATAATATGCTTATCGTCCTCTACAAAATCCAAAATATTTAATGTTATATGCGATGGTAATATAGACATATACTTAGAGTATGCTAGATATGTCTTACCGTCCGTATATTTTATCTCTGGCTCATCGTTAAAGGCTATTTTGTTAGCCTTAAACGCTATCCTGATAGCCCTGTGTAATATCGTTGAATACAATATCTTCTCGTTATACTCGTTGTAGTCGCCGCTACCGCTGCCGCCTCGTCCGCCATAACTCCACGACCTACTATGAGAGAACTTCACGATATACTGAGGGTTCGCAGGTAAATTGTAATTGTAATATGCGATTGGCGACATATTAATATTGTTGATGCGGGTTATTATGTTATCCTGAGTGATTGGTGCGGAGAAATACACGAAGTCCGCAAATGTTCTCTCGGCATCCGCATATCTTCTCATAGTTATCGCATCAAACAAATTGAATTGCGGCATATTTTTCTTAAATGTTATACGATATATTTGGTGTATGAATTGTAATAATACGATGAGCCGCCGCATATGTCTAACATAATATGCGTAAGGTATGTTCTGTATGTGCGATATATCCTCGCAGGATGCGGCATATATACTAAGCAGCCTTTTATACTTTCGCATTAAGGGCTCTTTGTTGGCGTTTAGGTATTTCTTGCTGGTCTTGCTAGTATCCATTCATATCCTCTGTAAAGATAAAATAAAAATAAAAAAGCTTAGTGCGTGTATTTGGGTATCCTCGTTTACTTGCGACGAACTATTGTGGGCTTTCGTCGTCTTACTACAGGTCTGGTAGGTTTGGCGGGCTTAGTGGGCTTAGTAGGCTTAGCGGGCTTAGTGGGCTTAGCGGGACGCTTAGTAGGCTTCGCCATTTTGCGTACAGTAGGTTTAGTGGGCTTAATGGGGCGCTTAACTATTTTTATTTTAATTCCTCCACGTATATCATAAATTGATAATTTTCTTTTTACTTCTATTTCTTTTTGTTTTAAACTAGATATTATATTATTACTTTCACTTATCTTCTTATCAAAATATATTTTATCTTTTAAAAGTTCTCTAATTTTATTTCTCAAATTAGTAATGTTTGTGCTTCTTTCATCTTTTTCTTTAACTATTCTCCTTGTATATTCTTCTCCCCTTTTTTTATCAAGAATTGTACCTCTATTTTTTTGTCTATAAAACGCTTCTACACTAGGTAATTCAGTTTGAATAGCTTTATCAATATCAGCTTCTAAATCTTTTATGTTTTTTTGGATTTCTGTGATCAACTCTTTGTATTCTTTCAAATCTATCTCTTTATCTGCTAGATTTTTTTTAATTGTTAAAAGTTCATTTTCAAGTCTTGCTTTTTCTGTATTAATTCTATCCCTCTCCTGTGTATTAATTCTATCCCTCTCCTGTATTTCCCTATATTCTATTCCGTCCCTTCCTTGAAAACCATATTCTATTTCATTTAACTTAACTTCTGTATTCATTATTTCAGCTTCATTTATCGCACTCATATATCTCTTTCTTAATCTACTTTGCGGTATATCACCCATACTAGTCATACCGCTCATCCTACTCATACTACTCATACCGCTCATACCACTCATCCTTTTTATTGTTCTAATATATATCACATATTAAAATCTTAACTGCTACTTAATGAAAATATATCGGCTCAAATATTGCGGCTACGCCATTTATTTACACACGCTTGTGTAAGCCCACCTGTTAAATTCATTTTTACTATGAATTGCCTAGGTTGTGCTATATATCTACCGACATTCAACGACATAATAGAATATATATACGGGCTTACGCCCTGTCCGCTAGCATCCTATCAACTACCTTTCTGCTAATCATTCTAACATAGCAGCCATTATTTATATCAACCTTCTCGTTTTTATTCTGCTCCGTAAGAGTTAAACCGTAGTATTCACGAATATCAGCAGGCATATTGCCGATTTTACGCATATCAGCCTTCGGCTTTATGATATTCTTAGTATCGCTATGCGAGGCAGCGTTAGCGGCGTTAGCAGTAAAGCGTCCTTGTTTAGCCATCAAGGAGCGAATAGCCTTAGGGTTAGCAGCGTTAGCAGCGATAGCAGCGATAGCGTACATACCATTCATACTGTGAAGACCTCCTGACAATTTAGGCGACGCCCCAGCAGCCCTAGACGACCCTGAAGAACCAGAAGAACCAGAAGAACCAGACGAGCCAACGCCAGCAGCCCCAGAAGCCGCAGCAGCCCCAGCAGCCCCAGCATCAGCCGGAAACATACCTAGTAAGTTCTCATACAAAGCGTTATTCTCTTCTTTCGTAGGCGTCATAATTAAACGGCACAAAATTATTGTTATAGCCCCGTATTCAAACTCGTATAGTATCCTTATTATAGTATTTGGCAACAGGATATACTGGTATAACTGGTCGTTCAAGTTTATATAGCCTTGCTTATCGTCCGTCTCTATTATATAGATATAGCCTTGTCCCTTTGTAACTACTTCGCAGTAATATGACGCCGTATAAATGTTGAGACTGGTAGATAAAAAGCCCAGTATCTGTATGTCATTATCTCGGTCTTTCATAGTGTGTAATCGGTTAGCGGTTCCGTGGTAGAAATACAGGTTATTATTAGCATACTGCGGGTCTATATCCATACTCTTATAAACACCTATAGTATCCATAACCCTCATTAGCATCCTTTCCCTATCTTGTGGCGTATTAGGAATTTCTAGCACCGAACTATGGACTTTCGTTATAACCTTGTAGATTGCCTCGTTCAACATCTTGCTCCACGGAGCAACGCCGTGGTTCTTATAAGCATTCCCTAGTTTTTGAAACTCGGTGTTCTTTTTGCTTCCATAAGGTTGCCACAAACTGTGATTTACCATATTATAAATACTGTTCGCCGCACCTGTGCCTTTTATTTTACAAGGAACCCAAGTGAATATAGGGAACATCCCTGTATATCCTTGGTTAAAGAAGATGTTTTGGTAGTAATTATATGCTCTATCAACATAATCAGGTGTCTGGGCGTTCAGCGAATACAATATATTACGCCGTATCTCATCATTACTGCCAAAAGACTGTCCTTCCATACCTTTTAATACATCTTCATAATATGCGTGTTTAACCGTAGCCTCCTTCGCTATCCCTGTTATACGAGGCATCTTTGCGAGCCTCTCATTAATCTCCCCTATAAGTTCGCTAAACGGCTTGTATGTGTTTAATATAGCGTCTCTCGTAGCGATAAAAACAGTTCGGGGCAGCCCGCTATTCGTAATATTATACTTGAATGGTTTAAAACTCAACTGTTGTAATGCGTAGTGTAGCGTATGCGGGAATTGGAGCGAGGGAAAAGGGAATGTAGAAAATTGCCTAGTATCTAACTCGTTAAAATGATTATAGGTTAGCGTCGGTGTGATAAACTGTAAATCTCTTGGGCGTCTCCCGTTATCGTCCCAATCCTTTCTTCTCATATCAAATATATATTGGCGATTTAACAAGGTGTTTATAGAATATGCTTCGTTAGTTCTCTCTAAATTGTCAAGCACACCCTTCGTTACATTCAACTTAAAATTGTTATGTTGATATACCACAGTTCCTTTATTGAAAGCGTAATCAATCATTTCATTTACGGGATTAATCTTTTTGTTATCGCAATATTTCTTCATCTCGTCGTCAAACATAATTAACCAGATTGGTAAGGGATTGTCGTATTTATAGTTTGAAAACAAATCGTCATAATAATAATTTAAATGTAAATACTTTGTTAAAATGACGACGACAATCGCATTAACCACATTCGTTATAAAAGAATAACTGCTAAGCACGCCGTTAGCATCACACGCCGCCTCCAATTCGTCGCAGCGTGTGTGGAAATCCTTTATACAACCTGCTATATATTCTTCGCATTTCTGCTTATTCACCGCCTGCATCCTAATCTCCTTTGCCTTAGCCTCCTGTGCGGCTTTTAGTGCTGCCGCCTTTTTCTTCTCGGCTGCCGTATTCTGTCCGGTCTTAATGTCATTTATATGTCTGTTTATATCGTCCAAAAAGTTCTTAGAAACCACTTTGAGAATTGCCTTCTTCAAGTCATCGTCATCATAGTTATAGAGTTTGTGCATTAGCCTCTGGAAAGCCTGACCTTTTAATCCTATTCGCGCGCTTGTTATCGGGTTCTTTATCGTAAGCATCTTAATCTGTGCGGGCGTCTTACCCTTCTTTAGTGCTCGCAACTCCTTGACAAAATTCAACGCCTCTTCTTTTGTAAGTCTATTAGCGGTGTCATTCATTTCTATTATACTTTTTGCTGCCTTATATGATGCTGTTGGCGAATAACTCATCTTGCCGCTTGAAGAACTGGACTTTGCCGCTGGCGCGGCTTGCTGGGCTGGCGCTGCTGGCGCTCCCCGTGCTGCTTGTGCTGTGCCTCTAGAAGGTGATGGTGAGCGTGCCTTTATTGCCGCTGGGGCTATTGTCGGAAAAGGTCCTCTATCTACTATAGGCATAGGTCCTCTAGCGGCTGGCTGTGCTGTCGCTCTCCGTGTGGCGGCTTGTCTAGCAGGTGATGGAGAGCGTGTGGATGCTGTTGCCGCTGTCGCTTTCCTGTCTTCCTCGTATAAATAGATTTCATCTATAAAATTTAAAACATGCTCTTTGTAAGTCATATTATGCCCTTTAATATCAACTTTAGAGCCGTCGTCTAACTTGTAATAGCAGAATGACAAGAAACTTAATATTATATTACTATTCCTCTTTAATTCCACATGTGTTAATGGGTTCTCCCATTTGCCTGTGCGCCCGCTATACAGATATACTAATAAACCACCATAATCATCTACAGATAGCCTATCGTAATCCTTGTATACATTAGAATATTTAGGGTTTTTTATTAACCCTTTTATTGATAACCTCTTTATTGACATTTACACTTATTATATATAAATATTAATATTATAAAAAAATAAAGAGATTTAAGAATAAGGAGCTACGCTGCTACGCAGCTACCTAGCATTATTCAGCAGCAGCCGCCGCTCCATCGCCATCACCAGCCGCTCCCGCCGCTCCCGCTACAGCAGCCTTGCTCTCATTCCAATTGATAGCCGCAAGTTTCATCAGCTCCTTTCTCTCCTTTTCAGGGTTCTCCTTGATTAAACGAGCCATCTCATCCTTAATATACAAGTTATACTTGCTAGGTGCTTTCTTGATAACCACGCCATCACCATCAACCTTCACAGCCCGCTTTTTACCTTGCCCCAACTTTAGGGCATCTTTAAAAGCCGCAACAGCAGCCTTCTTAGTATCATCTAGCGTATATTCCTTGTCATCCTCAATCGCCGACATGCACTCCTTAATTTTCTTACCAGACACATTCTTAGCAACACTCATATTTCCTCTTATAAACTTAAAAGTAATGTAAGTTTTATATAATTTTATATGTATAATAATATTAAAAGGGTTTAACTGAATATATAATGAGTTTAGAATTATTTTTAGGAAAAGACCATGTTGATTACAAAAATTATATAGAGCATCACAATATTGTTATTGACGCCATAGACGAATTGACATACCTATCCAATACCCTCGACTACAATAGGCTCGTAGTATTTTTTAAAGAGGTCGTTGAGACCTTTGAGTATTTTAAAAACATCGATGAGAAAGATGACAATAGCGAGGGATTTAGTAATATGAATAACAAAGAAAACCTGTTTTTAAGTATTATAGATTGCGATGAATACAATAATCTTATCCAATTTATGGTATCCTATAAAGAGACCATAATAAGAAAAAGCGAGAAATTAAAAAAGAAGATAGAAGATTTACTAGAATTTAAAATTTTTGTAGAGCCTCCGGATACTAACAATACCGAAGATACACAGCCTAACAAGTATATTGAGAGAGTTTATGATGATAATGTTAAATTAATATTGTCTAAAATGGACGATATTAGCGACAAGTTGCAAAATAACATATACGAACAACTGCCTTATATAGACGAGCGGAAGGTTAAATTTGATATTAAATTAATAACAAAGAACGATATAATATGTATATTGTCCTCTTATAGGTTTTTAAAGATGTTTGTCTATAAACATATGCATGTCATAGATAGAGAATATTATACGGCTACCAAAGAAGATGTCCTAGAGTTCCGTAAAGAACTATATGATATATATACGATGTTGCGCGAACATTTTAACAGAGAGAGAAATCTATATGTTGAAGATATTCTCGCAAAATTCAAACAAGCCCTAGAAGTTGTTGTAAAACTTAAAATTAGCAAGGATGTGAAGGATGGTGAAGGTAGCGAAGCTATTGTTATGAAAAATACTGATAAGGATGTTGTTGTTGTGAAGAATACCTATGAAGAAGATACAGATAATAATGACCGAATGGATAAACAATTAAGAAAACAAGGCGCAGAAGAACAAGATAACAAAGAAGGAGAAGAAGATACAGACAGGGTTAAAATAATTGAGCCTATAAAAACACCAGAAGCTACACCAGAAGCACCTCCATCAAGAGGAACAACACCAGAAGCACCTCCATCAACACCAGCAACACCAGAAGCTACACCAGAAGCACCTCCATCAAGAGGAACAACACCAGAAGCACCTCCATCAACACCAGCAACACCAGAAGCTACGCCAGAAGCACCACCATCAAGAGGAACAACACCAGCAACACCAGAAGCACCCACCACACAAGCAGTATTTGGATTAGAAGAAGGTATATTCTCAACAAAACCATTAACAGATACGACAGGACTAGCAGAAGCAAAATTAAAAGCGGTAGCAGACACAAGAAACGCACTACAAGGAAATGTAGAAGCAAAATTAACACAATTAGCAGACACAAGAAACGCACTACAAGGAAATGTAGAAGCAAAATTAACAGACACAAGAAACGCACTACAAGGAAAAACATCACAATTAATATCGTCATTTATACCACAAGGAAATGTAGGCGCATTAGGCGCATTAGGCGCATTAGGCGCATTAGGTGCTTCAACAGCGCAAACAGCATCCCCATCACGAGGAGACACACGAGAACGATAAAGCGCAGCAGATATACCAAGTCCCCAAACTATGTTAAGAAGACAACTATTTTAAAATACTCCCACACTCCTATCACCACATTCACCACGCTAATCCCCTTAACCTCGCCTCTCACTAGCCGCTCGTAATTCAGCAACCTCCTCTCTCAACTCATTCAATTCTTTTTTAAGAGCCTTTATTGCCTCCACAAATAAAGGCGCCATCTTCTCATAGCAAATAGTTAAGAAGTCATCGCCGCTCTTAGATACTATATTATTATATGTATCTCTTTTCATATCAAATGGAGCCAGTCTAACAATCTCTGGAAGAATGCTCTGGACTTCTTGAGCGCTCAGTCCCACATCAGGGGTTTTTGTGAAACCGTAATTCATCGCCAAATCATTCGGGACAAAATGGAAGCCATTCAGCCGATTTATTAAATCAATAGGGTTTGCTATGTTAGATGTATAATTTTTTAACCTATTGTCTGAAAAAGATGTAGTAATACCCTTAGAACATATAATAGCCCCATCAACCGTTAGCGTATCTATGTTGCTCGCCGTCCCTATAGATACATTCGTTAAACTATACACATTACTTGTTGTTATCACCCACGCAGACTTAATGCTATTGATTGAGAACGCCAAGTTATTACTTGACGCCAATATATAATTGCTATTATGCCTATCGCTAATACGCAAAGTGTCATTTAGATACGCTACATTATCTAATAAATTCTTGGAAAATATATTGCTAGTCGTCCTTACATAATTGCTCGTATCCATCACGACATCCCGTCCTCTCCTTATATACTCACCTGATATCCTAACATCGCCATTATTACCCAAAGCGAATACTTGTCCGTCCCTGTTAGACGCCTGTATAATATCGTTAATTGCGTCGTTCTGTTTAATCACCAGCGCCCGTGTAGTGTTGTTGGCGTTCGTTATTTCTAGCCGTTCTGTTGTATATACTTCGGTCTCTAGAGTTGTGCTAGCACCCAGAACTATCAAATTAGAACTTACCGTTAAATTACCATAGACGCTTAGGTTATTGTCATAGGCATTATTAATGATAAACTTCTTCGCGCCCCACACATTCTCATTTATCATATCGGTCGTTAAATTGGTAATCCGTCTAGATATAATATTACTAGCGCTGAGCGTATAGTTGCTAGCATTATGGTCGTTAGCTGCTATATGGGCTACCAACATATTACTTGTGTTGCGAATATAATTGCTGGCGTTCTGGTCGTTCAGGGATGTTAGGGATACAAAGATATTACTTGTGCTACGGACATAGTTGCTAGCATTCTGGTCGTTAGCTGCTATATGAGATACCAACATATTACTAGTGCTACGGACATAGTTGCTAGAGTTCTGGTCGTTCAGGGCTATATGGGATACCAACATATTACTTGTAGAACGGACATAGTTGCTAGAGTTCTGGTCGTTAAGAGTTATATGAGCTACCAACATATTACTTGTGCTGAGGACATAGTTGCTAGAGTTCTGGTCGTCCAAAGTGCCTCTCGCTACTAATCTGTTGTTCGTAGCAAAAACATAATTACTTAAACTTATATCTTTAAATTGTATATCCGTATTCAAAATCTGGAAACTCTCTAATAGTAAATTACAATTGTTCGTCCCTAGACTTGATATTTTTCTGTCTAGGTCTTCTATGACATTCTTGCCTCCCACATTAAAGATGTTTCCACTAATATACAAGTCATTACTCGTCTTCACATCGCCATAAAACTGTATATTACCTAGCTTGTCTATAAGCAACTGCGGATGTATAAATTGATTATCGCTGTAATTAATCAGCAGATTGCCATCATAACTGTATATCTCGTTTATTAGACTGTTGCGGTCTGTATAGTCGTCCTTCACGCTGTTCCCAAGTATTATATGCGGTTTCAAGTTGGTCTTGTTGAAGTTCGTCAGTTGTATATTGATATTACTATTATGAGTATAATGCCTGAAATACTCGTCTATAATAATGGAATTACTTAGACCAGCCCCATATAGCGAAAACTCATCGTTTATTTGTATGTTTGATGACGCATATATTAACTCGGTATCATAGGCACCGTCCACTATCTCGTTAGATGTTGTTATATTTATGATATTGGATATATTGTTATAGGTGCCCGCGCTAGCATTCGCATTCACATATCTAATATTTGAAGTGTAATTCAAGATATAGTTGCTGTTTGTAAGCGTATTTGGAAGAATATTAGAACTGTTGATACTCAAGGTGTTTGTGCGATGTATGGCAAACCGTCCTTTATAACTGTATGCGGTGCTAGTGCCGCTCGTATAATTATAGCAGACTATATTGGATGTCGTCGCATCCACAAAGACATTAGATAGCGAATTGAAGTCGCCTAGTTTTATTACATTTTTATTAACAAATACCTTGGATATATTCTTTGTAGCATTATTAACATTCGGCAAATAACTGTATATCTCGTTATTAACCGATATGATATTGCTAGAGACACCTCTTGTAGTATCCACAACCATCCTATAGTTAGATGTGAATACGGTATTAGATGTGGTTATACCCAATAAATGCGAAGGGACATTATAGATATTGTTAAAGATACAAGAGAAATAGTAGTTCTTGCTTATGATGTTGTTATTTAAGGTTATATTAAATATATTAGAGGTCTGGTTATTTACCAGCCGCATCTCGTCCAGCCCTATAATTACATTACTGGTGTCTGACAATAATGGCGTGATGCTAAACAACTGCCTATCATTCTCCGGCATATTCTCTTTGTTAAAATCAATCCTATATGTCGGCGTCGTATCTATTATAATGTCGGTCGCCTTGTAATCCGTGTTGATGATATTGGCGTTTGTATCGTTAAACTTGTATGTTAAATCTATATTAGAATGGATAGATAAATAGGTTATCTTCTTAACTGCTGTTAGCGTCTTATAAACGACTGCGTTCGTGATGCCGCTGCCGCTGCTGCTGCCGCTCTCTAAATTACTCCCAAATATGTCATAGGTCGGCACAAATACCGGCGATATGCTATTGTTATATGTAGTGCTATATGTTTTCGTGCTATTATCCCAATAGTCCGCCGCTGCCGCAGCCATCGGCTTTGTCAAAACCAAATTACTAGTATTAACGGATACTCTGCTATATATGTAATCCTTCGTATATCTGGCGTTTATCAGCATAGTCTGCTCGTCATACTCGCTATTTATAGACATAGTCTGCTGAGGCTCGGTTTCGTTAAAGCCATATCTAACGCCATCTCGCAAATTGATACCAGTCGTGTAAGGGTCTATCGTTAATATGTTAAGCAGGTCGCTTTGTATCGGCTCGGTATCAGCGGCGACTACTGCGGCATCTATGGTGAAACGATAGTTGTTGTTAGCGCCTCCTGTAGATATAGTGCTGTATTTGTTGCGGTCTCCTGCAATATTAACCATATTTATTTTAACAGGATTGAAACTGTTGGTTAGTTGTAGCCCGTATTTGTTGTCGTCGTCTATGTGTAGGCTGATATTGCTATTGTATCCGCTAGTGCCCTGCCCTAGATGCATATAGGTCTTAGAGAAACTGTTGTTAAACTCCACAAACGGATGATAGAAATCGTTGTTGCTGTCATTCTTGTAATAACTGAATGTTAAATTTGTATTATCAGTCTGTATATCATTATTATTAGATACGAGGATTTGAACCATATTCTTAATATTCGTAGCGTCCTTGTCATAACTAACATTAAAGTCGTTGAATTTATAAATACCCAATTCTATTGCCGAATAGTCGTGATTATGATTAATACCGTCGCCGCTGCCGCTGCCGCCGCCGCTAAGCACATTAGATGTATAGGTTATGAACTTAGCAACCGACAGCCCATCATTATTCTGTTTAACTACAAAAGGGATATCCGTATTAACTATGCTGTCCACCACAATAGATTTTGTGGGCTTAAAGACAATATTCTTGCCCGAATATTCAATATCATTATAATCTATAATGTTTTTATACAAAATATTAGAGACAGATACAACATCAATATACTTTGTTAATTCCGTTAGCCCCTCTAGCCGTTTAAGGCGAAAGTTGTAGTTATTGCTAGTATCACCCCTATCTACAATATTGATATTACCATAGACATCCAAATCGCCATAAATGGAGACGGCGACATTCTTGTCCTCTTTGAGAAAATCGTAAGATACATTAGGATTGTTGAAATCAATATGGTAATTAGAGTTAAGCGTATTGTAATACATAGACATACCGAATGAGGTCGGCTCTATCGTCTTGTCTGTATATCCTATCTGTAGTGGTCCAATTCGGGCGACATCTCGCGAATCAATATCATTATATTTGTGGTTTTTATAAATGAACCATTTCTCCAAATCCCTATCAGCCCTTAAATCCCTGTCGTATTCGCAAATATCTAGCCCGCTGAAATCGGCGTTATTGTGGAGCCCGCCGCCACGAACGCCCCGATATATCCTTATGATAGAATGATTGTAATCCTCTATATTCGTATTGCGTATCTGTAGAGGCAGGTGCACATCCTCTCCGCTCCACCCTAGCGATATCTTCTTATTCGTATAAAAACTGCTGGGATTGTTTGTGACCTGTAGAGTTTCTATAATTTTGTCATTCTGGTAATAGGCATCACTATTAATCCCAAACTTAACATTCAATCCCCGCATTTTCGTCGAGTATGCCCCAATATTGTCGTAATTTATACAATATTTATAAGTATTCTCATTATAAATGTTAAAGTAATTCTTAGAGCCATTATAAACAAACCCCGACATCTTCGTTAGCACATCGTCCTTATATAGCAAATAGTCGGTCGCCGCAATTTTGCCTTTAATATCTAAGTGGATACCTTCGTGCGGCAATTTAGTATTCACCCCAAGCCCCGTATTCGTTATTGACAGCATCGGCGGCGTATTTAACAGGTTGGGGCGAAACACATTATTCTCCAACTTGGATATATCAAATGACGGGTAAAAATACATATTATGGTGCTTGCCTTCAACGGCATTTGTGTTTATTAAAAGGCTATTATCATAGAAGTCTAAGTATGAAAGATGCCCGATATTGGCTATAAACTTGTCGTCATTCACCTTCTCTTGTAGGATAACCTCAAAGTTATTGTTAGAACTCCTCGTCTTAAATATATTCACCACGCCGCCAAACCCTTCTCCTGTATTTGCGCCAACGCTCAGTTTATTAGGAAAACTGATATTGCGGTTAGCGTCAAGGTTCGCAATATTACTATGAACGTATGTAAAAAAATACTTATTAACCCCGTCAGCCGTATTGGTATCGCTAGTAATCGTCGTATATCCTAATGTCTCGTCGCTAATATTTATAGGATTGACACGAATACCCCCAATAACCAAGTCATTCGCTATCTCCAACCGGTTCATAGTTAGCGTGGTGGTATTAACAAAGTTCGTGGTTCCACGAAAAGTCGCATTATGTGATATCGTTATATTATTTGCCGCAATACTTTCTGCCGTTAATTCCGTAGTAGCATTCACATATTTAGATTTAACTGCTTCAATAACATCTATATTATTAAATGTATAACTGCTTCCGTTGAATATACCGGCAGTAATCTGCGAAGGGCGAATGCTGCCTACGCCGTCCGCACGAATATACACCTCGTCTATATGCTTGTAACTGTTGGCAAAATTGTCATAGATTATAACATCGTCAAACTTGGCGGCGCCTTTCACATCTAGGCGTGTCTGCTTGGTGTAAACCAGATTAGAACTGACGCCGTTAAATAATACATTCTTATAATATGTTATGTTCGCCGCCAAATTCTTGCCGATACACACATTCCCGTTATTGTCAATCGTCATCGCGGCAAATTGCGCGTCATTCAAGTAGGTAGGCACCGCCTCTCTGTTATACAAGGCGTTGATTTCATCCGCCGACTTATTGATGTGAAACTCTAAGGGCATCCCTTTCGTGGTAGCGATGACAGCGGGCGATATGTTGCTGCCTCCAATAATACCTATGCTAAGTTTGGATAATTCCTCGGTGCTCGTATTGTATGTATCGTTCCGCAGCGCTATATGTATATTGTTAAAGTCGTTATTGGGCGTTGAATTGATATTGAGCGGGTGCTGGTTATAATTGGTATCAACAAGTCCTCCTAGTGTTAGATAGTTGGGCGTATATATGTTATTCACCAGATACTTCATATCATAGAGATTGTTATAGTATGTAGCGACGCCCGTTTTAAACGGCTGCGATTGCGACAGGACATTAACGCTTTGTATGAGGTCTATCAAGGCGTTGCTGCCTATCTCGCCGCTAATAGAGATGTTGCTGAATTGGATGCCGTGGGCGTTGATGATACCGTCACACTGGATGTTCCTATTAACATAGAGCGACGCATTAGGCTGCCTGTAATTAGATGTGATAAATCGGGAGGTGTTGATGGCGACCCCGTCGTGATTAACATACATATTCCATTTTGTATCCTGCTGATTGCTATTGTTATTAGCGGTTCCCATACCGTCGCCGACGACCAAATACTCGGTATCATCTAACGAGAGCCGCTGAATATCCTGTATTGTGCCGAGCCCTATCCCTAGCGAATCAACTTTTATGATAGGCTCGGTATCTTGAACTATAAAATCAGCCATTTTACTATATGTAAATCTATTTTAATCTATTTAAAAGAAATAAACAATTAATATTTATATAATAAAAGGATATAATGAAAAAATGATATTAATATATTACTTGGATTTGGATATAGAGATAGAAATATGAAGCGTATTCAAGGGATACATAACAAAACCAAAGAGATTGACATCCAATCGCAGCCCTATAATAACAAGAATGTCCTGCTACAGAGTGCCGACTTGGCTGAGATATTCGCCAATAACGGACTAGCAGGCATAGAATTTAAAAATATAGATTTGTATCGTGTAGCATTCGTCCATAAATCCTATTGTACTATGAAAAATATAGACTTTGACAAAAGTAATGTTAAATGTCCGGCAGATTGCCTACCGCTTCAAGATATGTCCTACGAACGCATAGAGTTCCTAGGCGACGCCCTATTAGGGATGATTGTAGCCAACTATTTATACACTAGGTTTCCAGACCAGAACGAGGGCTTTCTCTCTAAAATCCGGACAAAGATAGTTAATGGACGGATGCTCGGCTACTTGTCGGACAAAATAGGCTTCCCTAAGTTTGCTATAATATCCAAGCAAGTTGAAGAGACTGGTGGGCGAAATAACTTTAAAATTATGGAGGACATATTTGAAGCGTTTATAGGTGCGCTATTTCTGGACTTCCAGACAGAAGGCGACAAAGTCCAATTGCCGAATACCATTAAGATATCCGCTTTAACCGGCGCCGGATACTTTATTGTTGAGAGTTTTATCATCTATATCATAGAGAACTATATAGACTTCTGCGAACTCATCAGGATTAAGAACAATTATAAAGATATGCTAGTATCCTATATGATGCACAACCTCCAAGATGCCCCTAAGTTCTACGAAGTGAAAGTATTGATGAAAGATAATGTCCGCATATTCACCTACTGTATTAAGGACAGAAACAACGCTATTATAGCTACATCTACAGGGAGCAACAAGAAGGAGGCTGAGAATAATGCGGCGAAAGAAGCGCTCCTCTATTATAATGTGGATATATGCGAGTATAATTCTAATATTAGCTAGCAGCCTATAAATGAATTGAATAGCATATAAACAAAATTTACCATCCTATAATTACTTATACATATATATACATATATATATACATATATTTATGGATAAACTGAATATCACGCATCTCGTTTTATCCGGTGGGGGTATGCGAGGCGTCATATTTATAGGTGCGTTGAGATATTTATATATTGAGGGGTTGCTTAAAAACATTACGCATATTGCCGCGAACTCTATAGGCTCCTTTGTAGCTCTTTTTATCACCTTTAAACTTAGTATAGAAGAGATTGAAGAGATTATTTATAATTCTAAAGATGATAAGGAGTTGTGTGTAATCCCTACGAAGAATTATTACAGGATTATATCTAAACTGGGGCTGTGCTCCATAACGCATTTTATGGCGCATCTAAAGAGACGCCTGCGTATCAAGTATCCCGATATAGACGACTTGTCATTTAAAGAGGTATCACAGCGGTTTGGCGTTAATCTCTATTTTTCTACCACGAATATCAACAGATGCGAGAACCGCATCTTTTCTATAGAGGATACGCCAGACATCTCTGTATTTACTGCTTGCGAAGCTTCTATGTCTATCCCTTTGATATTCACGCCTATCCTTATAGACGGCGAGTATTACTACGATGGGGCTTTCTCTAATAACTTTCCTATTAAGATATTCTCTAACATCTCCAAAGAGAACATTATTGCTATGATACTGTATAAAGAACGCGACGAATATGTGCCTACAAATACTAAAATAAATATATTCTATATATTGCGACAAATATTTAAGATGTTTGAGAAATTGCGTGTTAGACAAGTAACCATCAACGAACTTAAAGACGACGATAAAGATTACTATTTTATGCCCCAAAATATTACTATGCTACACTCTATGAATATCATCGTTAATAGAAAGGGTGTCCGGCTAGATTTGTCTAACCAGCAGATAGACGAAATGATACTATATGGCTTTAGTTCTATGGCGGACTATATTGACAAACGCAAAGAGTTATTATATACAAAGAATAAGGAGAGGCTCGCAGGGCTTGACGATGGCTTAGTATAGTTCTATTTTATTTTTCTACAAAATTTATCTACATTAGGATAATATGGATACGGCAACTGTTTTTTGATATAGCGAATGCTAGGCTGCCTAGGCGGTCTAGGCTGCCGTATCTTCCATATCTGCGGTTGATGCGAATGCCTAGACATTACTATATCATACCGAACAGTCCTATTATTGATGCGATACTCTAAATAGTTAGTGGGTTTGAGTGCTGCTATGAGAGTTATAGGCATTCTAATATAAATTATATATATATTATTATAATAGTATTAAAAATGAATAACAATAATGAACCATATATATTTTTATTAGATTTGGACGGAACTATTATAGGCGATTGTTCCTATCAGTGTGACATCTACAATATACAGGAAATCATAAAGCGAAACATAATATTAAAGAACGGCAATATCCAATTAGGGAACCTAGTGAAATACAAAAAGATGTGCGACAGGATGCTAGACAACTGCTATAATCTACAGTCTAAACTGCTGAGACCACATTTTGCGACATTTATGACCGAGATGAGAAAGAAGTTCCCTAACAGTTTCTTCTTTATTTATACGGCGTCTGAAAAGTCGTGGGCTTATAAAGAGATTTTAATTATAGAAAAACAGAATAACATCAAGTTCAATCGTCCTATCTTCACTCGAGACAACTGTTTAACAGATGCTGCTGGTAATCTTAAAAAATCTGTTAAGCGAATACTGCCTCAACTATTAAAGGCAATAAAGATGCCTAAGACCCATTCAATCGCCAACAACATCATCATAATAGATAACAACCCAACATTTATTGACTATACCGACAACCTGTTAATTTGTCCTACCTACGATTACTTAAAATTCCACAACCTGTGGGAGAACATCCCTCAAGAATACGCCAAGATAGGCGAGTTGCGGCACTTCGTATCACGGCTAATCTCTAATAAAAAGATGTATGTTAAGAATAACCCGTCTAATAGCATCGTGTTAGAAAAACTATACAAATGGCTATATCGCAAATACAAGAAGATAAACAACTATAACAACAAATATGCGAATGACGCCTTCTGGCTAAACCTCGCGACCTTAATCAAGCACCACAATATTACTGTGTTTAACAAGAAGAGCGTAAGTCTGCTCCACAAAAGCATATAAGGAGAATGCCAAAGGCATAACCTAGTATATAAGGAAGATGTGCGTGGGTATCGCATAAAACTTCAAGAATACTTCTATTACCATTTATGGTGTCATAAAGTATAAAAGGGATATTACTAGTCATTTTTAGGGAAAGTTAGAAACTTTTAGAGTTTTTTAAGAAAATATAATGTTGTAAAAGTTTTTAGAAATAGTTAAAATGTTTCTAAGAGAATAATAAATAATAAATAAAGTTAAGTAATAATACTAGATGCTCTATAACCATTATAGGAGACTTCTATTACCATTATAGGAGGCTTCTATTACCATTATAGGCATCTTCTATAACATAACCTAGTATCATCTAGTATAAAATGCGGGATATCGCATACTATATTAAGAGTATTTATGCTACGCATATTTCCTTATATAGTATGCGATATCCCGCATAGCATACATCTATTACCATTACTGGTGTCATAAAGGATAAAAGATATAATACTAATAATTTTTAGGAAAAGTTAGAAACTTTTAGAGTTTTTTAGGAAAATAGAAAGTTGTAAAAGTTTTTAGAAATAGTTAAAAGTTTTTAAGTTTATAAAAGATAATACAAAATAATAATACTTAGTATCTCTTATTACCATACTTGATACTCTCTATGTTCTATCCCTAGCATATCCTAGGGCACTAGCCGTGCTGCCGACCACTAAGATAATATAGAGATTGTCTCTTACCATTACTGGTGTCATAAAGAATAAAAGGGATAATACTAGGTATTTTAGCGAATACTAGGACGACTTAGATAAGTTAGAAATTTTTAGAGATTTTTAGGAAAATATAAAGTTGTAAAAGTTTTTAGAAAAAGAATAATAGTTTATAAGTTTATAAGTTTATAAGTTTATAAAAGATAATAATAAATAAATAATAGTAATAATTCTAGGTGCTTCTATTACCATTATAGGTATCTTCTATAACATAACCTAGTATCATCTTGTATATGATGCGGGGTATCGCATAACACAACCTAGCATACATCTATTACCATTACTGGTGTCATAAAGAAGAAAAAGAATAACACTAGTTATTTTTAGCAAATGCTAGTTAGATAAGTTAGAAACTTTTAGGAAAATATAAAGTTGTAAAAGTTTTTAGAAATAGTTAAAAGTTTTTAAGTTTATAAAAGATAATAAATAATAGTAATAATACTAGGTAGCCCTCTATTACAATTCGTGGTATTCTCTATGTTGTATCCCTAGCAATACTAGGTTATTTTAAGTGATTTTAAGTGGATATGTAGCATAGTTTAGCGTGATTTGGTAATCATTAGAACATCCTATTACCATTTATGGTGTAATAAAGTATAAAAGGGATATTACTAATTATTTTTAGAGAAAGTTAGAAACTTTTAGAGTTTTTTAATAAAATATAAAGTTGTAAAGGTTTTTAGAAATAGTTAAAAGTTTCTAAGAGAATAATAAATAAAGTTAAGTAATAATTATAGGCATCCTCTATATCCCTCGCTATCGTAATAATAGAGCATATAAATATATGTTTTATAGTATATATATGCTCCTTGAATGATATATATAAGTTTTGATATTGGTATTAAAAATCTGGCTCTCTGTATTCTAGAGAGGACTGATGAGAAAATCCAAGTATTAGATTGGCGTATTATATCTTTAGCAGATAAAAAGAAAGATATTAAAGGGATTGATGATATAGCCGAGCGTATATATATAGAACTAGACAATATCATAGGGTTCTTAAAGGAGAAAGGAATAGACGAGATTGACTATGTATTGATTGAGAACCAGCCTTCTAACCTTAACGGTATGATGAAGTCCATTCAATATATCATCTATTGCTACTTCAGTCTCTTAAAATATTGGGATAAAATCATAGAGAATGTGGTGCTAGTTAATGCGGGTCTTAAGACTAAAACCCACGACTTTAAGCCAGACATACAGGTTAAGATGGATGATACCGCTAACTCTAAGGGGTTTCGTCGTGATAAATATAAAATGAATAAGCAGACTAGTATAGAAATATGTAGAAACTATATTAAGGATGATGCGACTTTATGCGAGATATTAGACAATAATAAGAAGAAAGACGACTTATGCGATGCTTGTCTACAGGCGGTAGCCTATATTCGGTCTCATAATGCTAATGCGATGACGAATAAAACTAAGCATCATAAGGTATCGTTTAAAGATGATGCGAGTGATGCGAGTGATGCTGCGGATGCTGCGATGGTAGGCACAGGGGCGTAGGCTCTGTATTATTATTTATTTTTTAGTAGGTTTCTTGGCTACTGGCTTAGTAGGCTTCTTGGCTACTGGCTTAGTAGGCTTCTTGGTTGGTTTTGTTAATGGTTTCTTAGCAGGTTTGGTGGTTTGTTTCTTAGCAGGCTTAGCGACTGGTTTCTTAGCACTAGGCTTCTTGACAGGCGTTTTACGAGGTCTTCCTACTGTTCGCTTGCGACCACCTGATAAATTCTCATCATATAGTTCTTCATCATCTGTATCATTATGATAATGTAAATATATTGATTTATGTATTTTAAAATCTTTTAACATTTCTTCTGTATAAACACCAAAAATTTCTCCTTCTAATAATTGGTCTAGATAGGTATTGCTTTTTAATATTGTATTATCTATCGTGAATGATACAATATCAATCTGTGTATCGTTATTTAATCTTACATATAGAGCAATAATATCTATATATTTTAAAACATTATTGATAATATTTAAGAATTCTATAATATTTGATTTTATATAATGTTCTAAAGTAGATATATCTAATGTTTTAAAGCCTTTTAAATTTATATCACCTATTATTTCATCGCCATTCTGTACTACTGATTGTTTTTTTGCGATTGGATTATTTTCCTTTTTCTTTGTAAAAGTAAAATATCCTCCTAACTGATTTACTGTACCGTGTAGTTTGTTTAACCTAATATATGATTTTGCTTCAATTTCATAATATTCTACAGGGTTGTCAGTCAAGAAGGAATTATCAGGTAGATATTCGTCAGTAATACCATTATCTTCTTCATACTTCCCGTCATCCTTTAATATTGACTTATTATAACTTAATATTATATTTTTAATATAATCATTAGATGATAACCACTTTAAAAAATTTGCTTTAGTATCGCTAGTTAATATACCTATGATACTGTTGAGAAATCTTTCAATAATATTATTATGTGATATCAGTTTTTTAAATAATTCTATTTCTTTTAAATCATCATCTATATCCATATCCATATCCTCCTGATTTAATATAATTAAATCTTCAAGTAATACATTTAATTCTCTAAGTTTTGTAGCATTAAATGTATTAAAATTGCTATTTAATAATATTTTGTTTATCCCATCTATAAACTGGTGTAAATATTTAAACCTTAAAATAATATAATATATAATTGATGACTTAGTATCCTTATATTTTTGGTCTGTAGTTCTTTTTAAATACTCATCATATTTTTTATTAATCCATTCTGTTATACCCCACTTTTTTTTAGGAGGTTGTTGTGCTGATGCTGATGTTGGAGCTACACGACTACTAGCAAATAAACTTTTTTTTGGTGAGAATTTTTTTGGTTGTTGGGTAGCATATTGTGGGCTATTATAATTAATACCATTTAAATTTAATGGCGGTAGTTTTATTTGTGCTGATTTTCGTGATTGTAATGCTCTCATTTTTTTCTTTTCAACATTTTTTTGTAATTCTTGTAAATTAGTTAAATCTTCTTTGTTATATAAGAATAACAAAATTTTTAAGTTCCTTATACTTATTGAAGTTTCACTAATTCTATTATAACTATTACTCTTCGTATCATTTAAAATAGCTTTTAACTCAACCATATTTTTTGGAACAGATAATTTATATTTTTTACACAAACCTTTAAATTTTGTAAATTCAATATTAATTTTTTCTTTCTTATCTGCTATTGATTGCTTTTTTGCTGCTATTGATTGGTTTAACAGCTCCATTATATATCAATCTAATTATATACAAACATAAAAATAACCCTCCTTAAGTAATATTTTTATATTTATATATATATAGAGAATGACTGGAAGTTGTGCCGCTGTTGCCGTTGGAGGCGCTAAGAAGAAGCGTAAATTAACCCCGTATAACAAGTTCGTAAAGAAGATGTATACCGAACTTCACAAGAAGTTCCCTACCTATACCGCTCCCCAAATTATGAAAGAGATTGGTATTGAATGGGGTAATAGGAAGAATAAGTAGAAGCGAAGCCGCTTCGCCGCTTCGCTGCGTCGCCTAAACAGTCCTAGCCCGCTGCCGCTGCGTCTTACGATTACTAGCAGATGCGGAGCCAGTTTTATTTTTATTCATTTTATGTGCTCGTGGGTTATATAGCATAGAATAATTACACAAGTTATCTATATAGGTATCATCTCGCAAATGGCTTTCAGCCGATTTAGATTTAACAATTACCACATTCAATTTAAAATATTCTCTTAATTTATATTTTAACTCCTTATATACTTCAGGATGTATCTCCCTATCCTTATCCTGTATTATCTTAAATTCTAGCAGCTCCTTAGCCTTAGTATTCATCATAGATATGCCGCCAGCAAGCCCTTTGTGCCCGCCAGCAAGCCCTTTGTGCCCGCCAGCAAGCCCTTTGTGCCCGCCAGCAAGACAGCAAGCATTCCCGCCGTTATGCCCGCCACCATACCCTCTATGCCCTGCCTCTTCATACATCTCGCTATCGTCTCTTTCGTCCTCATACTCCACATCCCACAACTCATCATAACTATCGTATTGCTGTGGTAATATACAGTTTATCGCCATCCACTTCTTGTGCCTAACAGTCCCTCTTAATCTCGTGGATATCGCTTCAACCACGCTATCTTTAACATGCCACCACTCCGTTTCTTCAAATAACTCCACAGTCCGCTCAATCCACCAAGACGGCGGCGGGTGGTTCCATCGTGTAGGGTCTATGTAATCCTTGTCCCTAGAATTCCAAGCACAATTATCAGGCAAGAATATATTAGGGATGTAATTCCAATCATCGCGGCTGATATAGTAGTTTTCTGGAGGAGTGGAGTATTGATAAACACCTTTGAGAGGCAGCGGGGTTTTAACAATTTTTGTTGGGTCAGCGCTGTAATTATAGGGCAACTCGTATCCTAGCGGATATGTCGCATTATATGAGCGCATATATGTTATGAGCCGTCGCATATAATTTCTCGTAAATAGCCGCAGCCCATTATCCAGTTTTCTCCAATAGTTCTTTCCTTCGCTCGTTACGACACCTAAGAACTCCTGCTTACGCACCCAGATACCCGTATAAAAAGCCTCCTTCGCTTGTCCGTGGTAATTTAAATCAACTGTGTGCGTATGTCCCGTGCTGTCCCCTGTCATATAATGTAGAAACACCTCGGGATATACGCCTATCTCTATTATAGTCGCAATCTTCCTATAAAACTCTATCAAGGCATTCGCCGATGTCTTATTATAATGTCCCGCCATACGATTAACGGCGGCGCCGATATACGATAGCAGCAGATTGAGCCTGACGCAATTGTTAATCTTGTTCGTCCCATCCTTGAATTGCGTAAATAAAGCCTCGTATAACCCGATATTATAATTCAACTTGTCAAAGTTGTCAAACTCGCTGTCAAAGCCGCCGCCTGACAAATCCACCTTGTAAAGGTCGGCTATTGTTAGATGGCTGAGCCCCTTGATTTTAGAGAGACAAGGGTCTATGTTATTCTGTATATAATCAAAATAATCGCAAAAAAACACTATCCAATCCTCACTATTTATAGGATAATCAATATACTCCTGTTCGTTCCTTGCTATCAAATTCTGGGACTTCTTTGTTAGGTCTGTTGATAATTTGTAGCCATCCGCTGGCGCTCGTCCTGTCGGTGCTCTTCCTGTCGGAGCCGTAGCTGGTCTCGCCGCTCGTCCTTGTCCTCTCGCCGCTGTCGCAGCTGTCGCCGCAGCATTCATATCAGCAACACGCCCACTTCTTCTCGGTCCTGCTGACATATCTCCGTTATTATCTAATTATATAGTAGATATTATTTAATGAATGCCGCTACGCCGCAATTTAAAAAACCGACAAATACCGATTATACAATCTACAGCATATCTAATTGTAAATACTGTGTGATGGCTAAAGAACATCTAGGCATCGCTACAGTAATAAATTGCGACAAGTTTGTAGGTTCTTGTAGAGAACGAGATAACTTCTATAATTTTATGAAACAATACACAGTTATCCCATATATCCATTTCCCTATGATATTTAAAAATGGTAAGTTTATTGGAGGATTAAAAGAGTTGCTAGAGAAGCCGCCAAAGCCGCCAACGCAAGCGAAGCCGCCGAAGCCGACAACGCAAGCGAAGCCGCCGAAGCCGACAAAGGCTACGACAAAGCCAAAGCCTAAGAAACGCATATAAGTATTAAAACAGATTAACTATATAAAATTTAAAGAGAATGAAAGACGCGAACAAAGAAACTGTTAAGGGTATGAGCGAAGCGAATTCTACTAAGACGAACAAAGTTAGTGTTAGAGGAATTATCCTAGTAACAAGTTGTCAAAAATATCAACATACTAGATTAAAGGAACTTAACCTGAAGGCGACTTATGGAGATTGGAAGGTAATCTGTGTAATTGGCGATTTGTTCTTAGAACGCGATTATAAACTTGAAAATAACCTGCTAACTATTAAATGCGAAGACGCATATATTTATAATCTTAAAAAGTTTGTATTATCTCTAAAATATCTTTATGAAATGTTTGATATTGCTGAAGGTGTATTGCGTGCTAACGATGACTTGGTCTTTAATGAGAGATTGCTAGAAGGCTTCTTGCGGATGCCTAAGAAGATTACCATTAATACTGATAACATAACCACTAAAGAGATTGATATTGATTTCTTAGGCAGGTCTTCATCAGGATGTTCTCTAATAAACCATCAATTTGCCTTTGAACCCCATAGAGCCGCAACAAACTATCATTTAATCCAGTATTACGAAACACACCAAGAAGACTTTGACAATCCGCTACATAACATAAAAGGCGTTGATATTTTAAAATATTCAACTATGCCTCATATACCAGCATTTCTCCACGGCCCACTAATATACTTCTCTAACAAATCCTCTAAAATATTGATAGAACATATGGAGGCTATTGGCTACAATATCTATCATTACCACGAGAAATCCAATTCGTATCCTTACACTATTGACGACTTAACATACCCGCTAATACTGCTAGCAAACAACATCAACCTATTACATATGGATAACTGGCATAAAGAATTAGAAGGGTCTCCAGCGCATATTATGGAGTTCTCCTATAATATTTGCGGCAATATGGAGAATAGCCCTAACTGTATCGCATTTCATACGAATAATTACAAGTAGATACTTGTAGCCATTTGGGAGCCGCAAAAACCATATAAATATTTAGCCCACTATATTAAATAGATTTAGTTTTTTAGAAGATGATACCCGTTAAAGGTATTATCCTCGTTTTGAGTTGCCAGAAACATCTAAATACCCGTGTGAAGAACTTTAAACTACCGCGAGACGAATATGCGGGCTGGAAAGTGATATATGTTATTGGCGACTTATTCTTAGAAGACGATTACAAAGTTGAAGGGAATTTGATGACTATTAAGTGTGAAGACTCGTATATCCATTTATTAAAAAAATTAGTGCTTTCTTTAAAATACCTTTATGAAACCTATGACATTAAGGAGGGTGTGTTGAGGGCTGGCGACGACCTTATATTTAACGAAGAACTGCTACAAGCATTTGTTATGTTGCCGAAGGTATTGCCGAAGGTATTGCCGAAGGTATTGCCGAAGGTACCGAGCGATAGCGATGCGAGCGATGCTAGCATCCCCATAGATTTCTTAGGCAAATCACCTTCGGGACGCAGCCTGCTCGCACACGAGATAACTGATGCGGATATTAAAGCGACTACTAATGATACCTTTATGGTGGATTACTATATGTGTCATAAAGAGGATTTTGACAACCCGCAGCATAACCTTAAAGGCGTTGAAATTGCTAAGTATGTGAAGCGCCCTCATATCCCTGTCGGACCCTGTGGTATTATGTTTTATCTCTCTAGTAAATCTTGTAAAATATTGATAGAACATATGGAGAGCATCGGCTATGATATCTTTCATTACGACGAGGGCACCGGCTCATATCCTTACACTATTGAAGATTGCGCGGTATCCTTTATCTTGTATTCTAACAAGATTAGTTTTATACATACGCTTTCTATGTATGATGAATACTATAATAATCCTGATAAGGTTGGTGTAATTGCTATACATACTAACTTGAATAAATATTAGCACGCGGTAAAGCGAGCGGTAAATAAGGATATAAAGCAGTATTACGAAGAGTAATCATAATAATATACTATGACTATGAGCGAAGCTGACGCAAAAATCCCAGTTAATGGTATCATTCTTATATTAAGTTGTCAAAAATACGCTAATTCACGATTACAACAATTTAAACTACCACGAGACGAATATGCGGGATGGAAAGTGGTATATGTGATAGGCGATTTGTTCTTAGATTGCGATTATAAACTTGTTAATAACCTAATGATAATTAAATGTGAAGACTCGTATATCCATTTATTAAAAAAATTAGTGCTAACATTAAAATACCTATATGAGATTTATGATATCAAAGATGGCGTGTTGCGGTCTGGAGATGACCTGATATTTAACGAAAGATTGCTAGAGTTATTCTTGTCATCTCCTAAAAAACGGCTTATAACAAATGATGATGGTAGCGGCGACGACCAAGAATTAGAAGACATAGATTTTTTAGGTAATTGTTCTTCCGGTAAAAATCTGGTAGAACACGATTTAGCAAAATACAAAAACAAATCCACCGAGTCACTACACTATGTTTATTATTATAGAGAACACCCTGAAGATTTTGACAATCCACAGCATAACATCAAAGGCTTAGAAATAGCCAAGTATATCAAGCACCCTATCACGCCCATATTTATACACGGACCACTCCTATACTTCTCTAATAAAACCTGTAAAATATTGATAGAACATATGGAGGCTATCAGCTACGACATCTTTCATTACGACGAGGGCTCAGGCTCATACCCATATACCACAGAAGACCTAGCAATTGCTTACATATTATTTTATAATAAAATAAACTTTATCCATTGTCACAACTGGTATCGCAATACCGACGAAGTGATAACTAATAATATTATGGCTATACATACAAATATTTATAGGTAATGAAATGTAAGCAAAGCAGCGAAGCCGCGATAATATATTAATGATATAAGTATATTCTAATAAATTATATTCACAGAGTATAAATTGTTGGTTTGAGTGTATATGTAGAAAACCAAGTAATAATTCTTAAATTTACTATAGCAGTCTCCTTAACAACTTTAATATATTCTCTATTTTGTTTTAATTTATTTTCATCTAGCACGCTAACACCTTCATTTATTTCCATATGCTGAATATGCTCGAAAAATTCTTGTAATATCTCATTTAATTCAATCATAAGAATATTAAATTCTATAAGAAGATTATCATTTACAGACGCAAAACTTCCAAAATAAATTTTTTGTTTTAATTTAAATTTATCTAAGCTATCTAAACTTTCAATATCTAAAATTAATCTATTTGTAAAAAAATTTAAACGGCTCTTCGCATAATATCCTTCTATACCTTCTTGAGTTCCATCTAATATCCCATTATATACTATTGTTGAAGCATCAAAATATTCTTCTCCTCTTTTTGGTTTATTTTTATATGATACTCCAAATTTGTGTATATAGTATCGTATATCCTGTATTAGTTTAACAAATTTAGATTGATATGTCAATAAATCATCAGCATATGCCTTCATCTTCATATTTACTTTAAATTTAATAGTGGATTGATTGTATAGAAAATCCTCAAAAAAGGTGTTTAGATTGAATGCTATTATGTCAATCAAAACTAACAAGTCATATGCTGTAAATTTCTTTTCTATAATCTTATTCATATAAGATATATAGGTATCTTTTATTACATCTAATAAAACAGAAGGTGATGGTCTCACACGCTTTAAAATATATAGTCGTTCACCCTTTACTATAGCGGTGGGTGATAAATTCGTAGGTGCTACTACAGCATTACTTGGTGTTTTTCTTTGTAATCTTAAGAATGTGCTTCCTATTCTCCTTGCTGAGGCTGAGAATATTCTCCTTATTGATGCTCCTATCCGGCTTTCTGCTTTGCTCCCTGCGCCACCTCTTATAGGCTTCTTAACGACCGCTTTGGCTGCTTTGGCTGCTTTAGGAGCTATCTTAGGCTTCTTAACAACCGCTTTTGCTGCTTTAGGAGCTATCTTAGGCTTCTTAACAACCGCTTTAGCTGCTTTAGGAGCTATCTTAGGCTTCTTAACAACCGCAACAATAGATTTAGTATTCATTCTATTATATTCATCATATTTTAAAAAAACAGTAGGCAAATAACAAGTAATCGCTATCAAATATCCTTTAACATATAAGTATCAACCAACTGATACACAAGCCTCCTATAATATCCACGAACACCTGTGCCGCTAATTATTGCTACTTTGCGATACCCATTATCTCTAGCAAGATTAGTTTTATACATACCCTGTCTCTGTATGACGAAAACGATAACCCTCTAAATAGCCTGATGGTTGACGCTTATCTATATTTTTCATTCCTAGTTTGAGTTTTTCATATAATTTATTAAGAGCAACAAGATTTGTATTAGCAGTTTTTTTAGCATCTTCAATATATTCTCTACATAGTACTATTATTTCTGGATTTGTTTTTTGTTCTAATTCTGGGTCTATTTTCATAAATTCAATATAACTGAAAAAATCTTGTAATACTTCATATAATTTTACAACAATATCCCTATTAAAATAACCAATTTCACCTAGGTAAAAGCTATCTCCGAAAATTAACCTACAATCCTTATATAATGTTAAAGGGTTTTTGTCATCACTCATCGTCTCATAATCCTTTAATTCTAAAACATATTTAAATTTAAAAAAATTCAACCTAGACCTTTCATATTCTTTCATACCTTTTTGAGTTCCATCTAATATCCCATTATATACTACTTTAGAAGTATCTAAAAATTTGCTACCATCATCAAAATCAGAAAGGTGTTCTCTTGATAGTGAATATTTTGGAAATATTGTATCCCTAAATTCATATCTGTTAGAATACTTGACAGCTAAATGTTGTATATAATACCGTGTTGTGCTGTTAATTTTAACAAATTTATCTTGAAATCTTAAAAATGTTTTATAATAATCATAATAATAACCCCTATCCCTACTTGTATCTACTTTAAATATAATTATTGGATAAAAGTGTAGAAAATCCTCAAAAAATTTGTTTAGATTGTTTGCTATATTCTCAATCAAATCTAATAAGTCATATACTGTAAATTCATTAGGTATAATCTTATCTACAAATAAGGTTTTATAATCATCTAATATTTTCTTTAATAATATACTAGGTGATGATGGTCGTATACATTTTTCTATAGGAGCCTTCTGCTGTTCTTCAACGACTGGTGTATATTTTATAACTGGTGTTAATCTACTAGGTGTAGGTACTATAGCATTACTAGTTCTTCTTAATCTAAACATACCTGTCATAGATTTAAAAAAACCACTCCCTGCACCACCTCGTTTAGGTTTCTCAACGACCGCTTTCGCTGTTTTTGCTGCTTTAGGCTTCTTAACAACCGCTTTAGGCGCCGCTTTCGCTGTTTTTGCTGCTTTAGGCTTCTTAACGGCTGCTTTAGGAGCTATCTTAGGCTTCTTAACAACCGCTTTCGCTGATTTAGGCTTCTTAACGGCTGCTTTCGCTGCCTTAGGCTTCTTAACAACCGCTTTCGATGCCTTCGGCTTCTTAACAACCGCAACAATAGATTTAGTATTCATTCTATTATAATCTTCATATTTTAAAAAAGTATTAGGCAAATAACAAGTAATCGCTATCAAATATCCTTCATCATATAAGTATCAACCAACTGATACCCTAGTCTCCTATAATATCCACGAACACCTGTGCCGCTGATTATAGCTACTTTGCGATATCCATTATCTCTAGCAATATCCTCAGCCTTCGCTACAAGTTGCTTACCATATCCCTTATGCTGTAGCGAGCCCTCTATATTGTTCCCTACATCACTTATATTAGAATATATATGAAGTTCTCTAATAAGCGCACAGCCTTTAATAGAAGGCAACACGGCGTCGCTGGACGCATCGGCTAGTCGTAATCGCAGAAACCCGACCAAATAATTTTTATCGCAGCAAGTATCAAAACTGAGATGATACTCGTCGCATCCAGATGCCCTATACTTCTCTACATTTAACTTAATATTTTCTCGCAATACTTGGTTCCCTTTAATCTCCCTACATCTTATACATTTACAACTCCACTTATTTAGCCGCATATCATCCTGTAGAAGTTGCCTCATATTCACAAACTTGGTTGAATAGCCGCCTTCTATGTAGTGTCCTGGTATATCCCTAATAATACGATTAAGCCGCTTGTATTTCTGGACTTTCTGCTTAAAGTCCTTTATCAACTGGTATAATAGTAAGTCATCGTAAGGAATATAGGTGCCCTCCTCAAACCACCGCTTAATACGCGTATAAGGAACTATAGCAGTCGGGTAAATCTTATACTGGTCTGCTTGTATTCGCTCGTCATACAAGATTTCTTCTAGCATCGCCTTATCAATCTCGTAAGAGGCTGCTGGTAGGTTAGGCATTATATGAATATCCACTTTGTAGCAATTATTCTTCAGCATTTTTATTGCCTCATATGCTCGTTCTATCGTATGCCCTCTCATAATCTTCTTTAGAACTGCGTTGTTTGTATGCTGGACGCCTAACTGTATTCTCGTACAATTATATCGGCGAAAGTTCGCAATCTCTTCTAATGTTATAGTATCCGGTCGTGTTTCTAGAGTTAGCCCGATGATATGTATCTTTGCCGTTTCATTAATCTCTATTTCTTCTTCTAAAGATAGTTTGTCTCGCTTTGCGGGCTTCGCCGTATCAAAATAACTATTTGCCGCATAATATAAATCGGTTATGAAGCGGTCTTGGTAATTACGAGGATACTCGCTCCAAGTTCCACCTAACACAATAATCTCCAGTTTATCTGGTATATGTCCCATATTTATCAGCGATGATATACGAGAGTTCATCTGCTTTATTGGGTCAAAGTCGTTCGCATTTGCTCGTAATACTGCGGGCTCCGCATATAGATAACTTCTTGGCTGGGCTACCCAATTATTACCCTCGTGGGCTGGCTCATTAGGACAATAGGCACAATCGTGCTTACAAGAAAACTTTGCTCGTTTAACTACGCTGCTGCCGCTATCAATATACTCAGGGTGCGCTGATGTTAGCACAGTAATCACAAGAACGCCTGAGTTGGACTTACATTTTTTCTTTGTAATGAGATTACGCAACTGCTGGTTATCTAAATCAAGATATTTGTATATCTTGATGAACTCAGCATTAGATATAGTATACTTATACTTTTTTTGTATCCCCTTTTTAAACCTGTCTATATCGTTGATAGTTTTAAAAGTATCCATATTGTCTTTGAATTCTTCTGCTAGACACTCTAGTAGCCCATTAAATACGCAATTATCCTTGTATTCTTTGTGGATATGGTGGTGGTCTGCTACGGTAGTTGTGATTACGGCGGTATTAGTATGTGTAGCGTGTGAAGCGTGCATAGCAGGAGCATTAGCAGCAATATCCTCAATATCTGCTATAGGCACGCTAGCAGCGCTAGCGACGCTATGCGAAGAAGAGAATAAAGCAGAGAACTTATAAATATTCATCTTTGTAGTAGGTTTAATATATGATGCGTATTATCATTTTTTATAAAAAAATAAAATATATGTAAGATATCATAGATACCGTATATATAGTGTAGATGTTTTTTAAGTATCTATAATAATATTACTAGTAGTATCTAGAAGATTGCTAGTATCTAAAAGATTGCTAGTATCTAGAAGATTGCTAGTATCTAAAAGATTGCTAGTATCTAAAAGATTGCTAGTATCTAAAAGATTGCTAGTATCTAGAAGATTGCTCGTATCTAGAAGATTGCTAGTATCTAAAAGATTGCTCGTATCTAGAAGATTGCTCGTATCTAGAAGATTGCTCGTATCTAGAAGATTGCTAGTATCTAGAAGGTTGCTAGTATCTATAATAATATTACTAGTAGTATCTAAAAGATTGCTAGTATCTAGAAGATTGCTCGTATCTAGAAGATTGCTAGTATCTAAAAGGTTGCTCGTATCTAGAAGATTGCTAGTATCTAAAAGGTTGCTAGTATCTAAAAGGTTGCTAGTATTTACAAGATTGCTCGTATCTAAAAGGTTGCTCGTATCTAGAAGATTGCTCGTATCTAGAAGATTGCTAGTATCTAAAAGGTTGCTAGTATTTACAAGATTGCTAGTATCTAGAAGATTGCTCGTATCTAGAAGATTGCTAGTATCTAAAAGGTTGCTCGTATCTAGAAGATTGCTAGTATCTAAAAGGTTGCTAGTATCTAAAAGGTTGCTAGTATTTACAAGATTGCTCGTATCTAAAAGGTTGCTCGTATCTAGAAGATTGCTCGTATCTAGAAGATTGCTAGTAGTATCTAAAAGGTTGCTAGTATCTAAAATATTACTCGTGGTTAGTTCCATAGCAATATTTAGAATTGTTTTAATAGTTTTTATTCTATTGTCAAAAGAGTTCAAATTCTTTTTGTCTTCGTCATTTATCTCTATTAATTTCTTAACAGCACCATATAGCGAATAGTTTATTTGCGATACATCTATAGATAGCAAATCAGGGATACTTAAAGTATCACTATAATATCCTTGTGAAGAAATTGCTTTGGGAAAAATATCATAAACCTCTTGTGCAATAAATCCTAATTGCTTATTATCCCTAGAAACCGTATTAAAACCGTCTATATAATTAAACCTGTTTAACTCTAATTTATTTATGTTATCATAGCATTTGTCATAGGATGCTCTCTCAATATTCTCTTTTATTCTTCTGTCGGAGCCTGTGTTCCAATTTGCGGTTCCTGTAGGGTTTGTTATAGCACCTGCTGTAGTTATCTTTATATAATCCGTATCAACGCTAGATGTTGAAGAGATAATCTTGAACTCACCACCATAGTTTCCTAGTTTGTAGTCTCTGTTAGCGTCTGCTGCTGTTCCTCTTACAAGTTCTATAGAGGATGATGTTATTTGAGGGGTTAAGTATCTAATTATGACTACACCTGAGCCACCACTTGCACCATTCATATTTATAATACCTCCACTATTAGTACTACCTCCTCCTCCGCCACCGCCACCACCTCTATTAGTTGCACCAGATACAGGATTAACACCTGAACCTTCAACAGCACCGTTGCCTCCTCCATCTATACCAGTTCCAAAAGTTCCCCCAGTCCAAGAACCTCCTCCACCACCACCACCATAACTTATAGATATACCTGATATTGAAGATGATACACCGGTGCCTCCATTTCCGGCTCCTGATGCTGTTGCGTTTACACCATTTCCAACAGCACCACCACCACCTCCTCCTTTGCTTTGACTTCCGTTAGTTCCTCCATTACCACTAACACTATTACCAGTAGCACCGTTATTTGGTGCTAAACCTCCAGCACCACCTCCTCCTCCTCCACCACTTGAATAGTTATTATTTATTACACTACCTGCTGTAGGAGTTATAGTAGGTGTTTGATTATATCCACCTCCACCACCGCCTCCAGCAGCAAATAATCCTAAAAAAGCAGGGACAGTTGCTGATGTTATAGAGGATGTTATTCCATTTGCACCTTTATTATATGGATTAACCCCTCCAGCACCACTTCTACCTACATATATTGAATATGTTCCTGAATTTAGTAAATAATTTGATTTTTCTATAACATCTCCTCCTCCTCCACCACCACCATAATTACCTCCACCCCCACCTCCGCCAACAACCAGAATATCACAAACCGCACTCCCTGATACTGATACTGTTAAAGTATATAAACTCTGTCCTGTTCCCGCTCCCGCTGTTTCTGTAGTATATGTGAAAACCTGATATGTATAAGCCCCTGTAGTTGCTGTTGTAGTCGCTACTGGCGACGATGTTATGGATATAGTAGGCAGTATTATACCATTCTGTATAGTTAAAGAAGTATTACTAGTTAAACTGTTAGTAATAACTACATTACTACTACCGCTTACGCTCAATCCACCCACACTAATCGCCCCTGATATATTAGCATCACCGATAACATCTAGGCTCCTAGTAGCGTGATATGTAGTCCCTATACCAACCCTACCATTAATAGCAGTATTCTTGTGTATTATTGTTTCGTTAGAAGAGAACCACGCTAGATTTGCCGACAGATTGCTGAATGCCTGTGTGCTATTCTCAATCTGTAATTTAATATATGTGTCAGTATCATTAATTATTCTATAGTCGTTCTGCATGTCAGTACCGGTACCTCGCCTGAACTCTAGAGTTGCAGGTACGGTCGTTGTGGTATCTATTAATAACCTTGTGCTACCTCCAATAGTAGGTTTCCTGTAGCGTATGATTACTATACCAGAACCTCCTGCTCTTCCTGTTGTATCCCTTCCTCCTCCGCCACCACCACCAGTATTAGGAGTTCCAACTGTTCCTTCATAATTTGTACCACTCATTTGATAAGAACCATTACCTCCTCCATAAACTCCTGTTCCACCACCAATATCAGGAGCCGTATAAGTAAATTCACCAGCCCAATTCGTTCCACCACCACCACCTCCGTATTGTTGCGATACGCCTGTTATTGATATATCATTCCCTATACCTCCATTACCTGCTTTGGATTTTATTGTCGCTACTCCACCGGCACCTACACTACCTCCGCCTCCTCCTGCTGTAGTTGCAAGTGTTGTATTACCATTACCACCAGCACCACTATATGTTGATGATGCCCCTATATATAAATTGTTATCCCCTCTCCCTCCAGCACCACCACCACCACCACTTGATAATCCAATTGTAGCAGTTGCTATAGGAGCTTGGTCGTAGCCTCCGCCTCCACCTCCACCCACAGCTGTTATTGTAGTAATACCAGTCCCACTTATACTTGAATTATTACCATTATTCCCCCTACCACGATAACTTGGATTATTTGCTCCTCCATTACCTACACTAATATTATAAGTTCCTACAGGAAATGATATAGTTTGTTGATATATAACATCACCTCCGCCACCTCCTCCTGCTAAATTACCACCAGCACCTCCACCACCAACAACCAAAATATCACAAATAAGGTTCTCAGTAGTCGTAAAACTATAATCCTTAGTAGCCGCTGTTCCTGAATAAGGGAACTGAATAAATCTCTCGGTTGTTCCTATTGTTCCAAAGGTAGTCCCTACTACAACTATCTCCGCTGCTGCTGTCGTTGGTAATATCGGTATATTATTATATATATGTAAAGGCGCTATAGGGTCTATTGTGCCTATACCAACATTACTTGTGTTATAGTATATTTTAGTTCCAAAATTAGACCACAGGCTAGAAATTGCTACACTTTCAACATAATTATTAATTAAATTCGAATAAACAGTAGCGCCTACTAATATACTGCCGCCATTCAATATAGAAAATATTACATTACTAGTAATATAATTAACAACACCGTATGTTGGGTTGTTGTTAATTATACTTATTCTAGGTCTACCGGCATTCTCATTTTTTACCAAGACATCTATAATACTCATATTATTATAATATATATTATATTACTTATTTTAATTACACCAGCCTCCTAAAAATAAATATTTATATATCATAATATATTAGAAAATTAAATGAATAGCCTACAAATAGTAAGTTCTATTAAAAGCATATCTCGTAAAAAATACTATGATGAGAATGCTCTAAAAGCATATAATGACAGGTTATTTTATATATATAAATAATAATGAACACCATAGGCGCAATCGTATATGGAGATATAAGTATCCAGTTATTTGTAGTCTTTGCAATATTATCATATTATTTTGATAATAAATGTGCGGATTATAAGTTTTATACGAGAGAAGATGCGACGGCACAGGCTACGCAACATACCTATTTCTGGGACACCATATTTAGCAATATCAAATCCAAAGTATATCCTGACAAAACTGTCAAAAAAACTTATACTATGGCTCTAGATTATGTATATAAAGAAATCCCTGTATTTGCCGATGATGCTATCGTTGATGGGTATTTTAGAAGTCCTAAGTATTTCGCAAATAATATAGATAAGATTAAGAGCCTTCTAGGGTTTGAAGAAAAAATCAATAATGTTTTAGCAAAATACCCAGAATATAGTATGAATAAAACGATTGTAATCCAGCACACTATTAATTGCGATTTACAGGAACGCTCTGGGTCTGCTGACAACAACAACCATCATATACAGTTATATCAGGTGGTACATAAACCCAAGTATTTTATTGAAGCATTCAAGGTCTTGCTAGAACGAGGCGTTGATATTTATGACTATGATATTTTATATGTTTGTAGAGAGATTGATAATAAAATTGTGGATTACTATAATCAAGAAATCAACAAGGGACTTAAGGAACTAACAGGTAAGGACTTAAGATATAAGAAGGTTGCTGACGAAATCCCTGTATGGGAACAGCTGTTTATTACGACATCGGCAAAACACCATATAATCCCGAATAGCACCTTCGCTTGGTTTGGCGCCTACCTATCTACATCCAAAGACGCTATCGTATGCTACCCTAAAACTTGGCTTGGTTCTAAATTTGATGGAACGATTGTTGAGGATGATTTATACCCTAATAGTTGGTATAAGGTCGCTGGAAATAATACTGACGATTTATTTCCTGATAATTGGTTGAAGGTTGATGAAGGATATAACGAGACTGACTTGCGTCCTGAAACTTATTATAGGGATATTCAACTTGTTAATGAATTACAAAAAATAATATATTAGTATGTGGATTTATTTTTATATATACAGATTTACTGAATATATTTATTGTTATTGTATTTATGATGAGTTGCTAGTATCCATTACGATATTGCTAGTATCTATAGCGATATTACTGGTATCTATAGCGATATTACTAGTATCTATAGCGATATTGCTAGTATCTATAGCAATATTACTAGTATCTAATGCTATATTACTAGTATCTATTACGAGATTACTAGTATCTATAGCGATATTACTAGTATCTATAGCGATATTACTAGTATCTATAGCAATATTACTAGTATCTATTACGAGATTACTAGTATCTATAGCAATATTACTAGTATCTATTACGAGATTACTAGTATCTATAGCGATATTACTAGTATCTATTACGATATTGCTAGTATCTATAGCGATATTGCTAGTATCTAATGTGATATTGCTAGTATCTAATGCGATATTGCTGGTATCTAATGTGATATTGCTAGTATCTAATGCGATATTGCTAGTATCTAATGCGATATTGCTGGTATCTAATGTGATATTGCTGGAAGTATCAACAGCAATATTTAAAAAAGTTTCTAAAGTTTTTAATTGATAGCCTAAAGTTTTTATACGCTTGTCCTTCTCATTATTTATCTCTATCAATTTCTTAACAGCACCATATAGAGAATAGTTTATTTGCGATACATCTATTGATAGTAAGTCAGGGATACACAAAGCATCACTATAATATCCTTGCGATGAGATTGCTTTAGGAAATATATCATAAACCTCTTGTGCTATAAATCCAAGTTGCTTGTTATCCCTAGAAACCGTATTAAAGCCGTCTATATAATTAAACCTATTTAACTCTAATTTATTAATGTTATCATAGCATATGTCATAAGAGGCTCTCTCAATATTCTCTTTTATTCGCCTGTCGGATCCGGTGTTCCAACTTGCGGTTCCTGTAGGGTTGAAGATAGCACCTACTGAAGTTATTGTAATGTAATCAGTATCAACGCCTGATGTTGATGATATAACTTTAAACTCACCACCATAATTTCCTAGTTTATAGTCTCTGTTAGCGTCTGCGGTGGTTCCTCTTACAAGTTCTATAGAGGATGATGTTATTTGAGGGAGGTATCTAATGATTATTATGCCTGAACCGCCGGCACCGGCTGTTGCGGTACCATAACCTCCACCTCCTCCTCCACCACCCGAACCTACGCCTCCATTCATAAGTATAGGTGTTGTATAAGAATTCCCTCCTACTGTTCCATACGACGGACTATTATTATTTTGACCTGCACCACCGCCTCCTAAGCCTCCATTTGTAGGTGTAGAAGCATAACTACCACCACCTCCACCGCCACCCCAATAATAATTAATACCTGTAATATTAACTAATACACCAGCGCCTCCATTACCAGTTTGAGTTCCTGACCCATTTCCATTACCACCAACAGCACCTGCTCCTCCGCCTCCTGCTGATTGAACTGATGATATTTGTGTCCCTCCTGTTCCTCCAACATTACCATTATATAATGTAGCTGTTGTTAATGTAGTCCCTTTTGTAGAACTACCAACCCCACCAGCAGTATTATTATTATTAATACTCTTACCACCAGAACCACTACCCCCACTATTTGGTGCTATTGCTGCTGCCCAAGTAGCATTCCCCGCACAACCACCTCCTAATATTGTAGCATCAAAACCTTCTGTAGATTTTCCTCTAACCTCCCCTGCTACTGCTCCATCTCCCACCTTAATTTGATAAGTTCCTGACGCAATACTTATATTTGTCCCATATAACACAGCACCTCCTCCACCACCTGCCCCTATATCTTTACCTCCAGCACCACCACCTCCTACCATTAATACATCACAAACCGCACTCCCTGATACTGTTAAAGTATATAAACTCTGTCTTGTTCCCGCTCCCGCTGTTTCTGTAGTATATGTGAAAACTTGATATGTATAAGCCCCTGTAGTTGCTGTTGTAGTCGCTACTGGCGACGATGTTATGGATATAGTAGGCAGTATTAAACCATTCTGTATAGTTAAAGAAGTATTACTAGTTAAACTGTTAGTAATAATCGCATTACTACTTAAGACACTCAATCCACCCACACTAACCGTCCCTGATATATTCGCACTCCCTAGAACATCTAGGCTCCGTGTAGCGTGATACACAGTCCCTACACCAACCCTCCCATTTATAGAGGTATTCTTGTGTATTATTGTTTCGTTAGAAGAGAACCACGCTAGATTTGCCGACAGATTGCTGAATGCCTGCGTGCTATTCTCAATCTGTAATTTAATAGTCCCATCAATATCATTAATAAATCGGTAGTCATTTTGCATATCCGCGCCGGTTCCTCGCCTGAACTCGGCAATTGCTGTTCCGGTTGTTGTGGTATCTAGCAATAATCGCGCATTAGAAGTATTATATATATGTAAAGGCGCTATAGGGTCTGTTGTTCCAATACCAACATTACTCGTGTTATAATATATTTTAGTTCCTGAAGTAGTCCACTGGCTAGAAATTGTAGTTCCAGAAGAACCTCCAGTATAATTAGTAATTATATTCAAATTGCTATATGAATTAATAAAATCGGCAGGGGTGCTAGAACCGGTACCTATAGCACCATTATTTAATATAGAAAATAAAACATTACTTGTCCTATTGTTAAAAACTCCAAATGCCCCATTGTTATTAACTATACGCCAGCCTAACCTATTTGTATTTCCAGTCGCAATCAAACCTTGTAGAATATCCATATTATTATACTATATATTATTATCATATAATTACATCCAAAAGATATATGATATGAATGAATATGTTATATTCTGTATATAAACACAAAAAAATTGATTAAGCCGCTTAGTATTTATTAGGTAAGAGCCTGTCAAGCAGTCCTAAGCAAACAGCAAAGCAGTCCAATAAGCCCGCAAGCAGTCCAATAAGCCCGCAAGCAGTCCTAGCAAACAACCCATAAAGGAGCCCATTCAAACAAACAGGCGATGTCCGCCGCTAACGCAGCAACCTCAGCGTTCCCTTACCATTACAACAATAAAAACAATATTCACGCAAATATTTACGGCGACTATGATATATATTATTATAGTATGCGTATTCTGCGGGATTATCTCTCTAAAATTGAGAAGTATCAGGGGATATACAAGATAGACCTTGACGACCCAAGCGATTATGACAGCCTAGCAATACATATAAGGGATAGGATAGTAAATACTAGGAGCGAACTAACAAACGATAATACAGTCTATAAGATTATTAGGAGTATTCGTAGGGAGCATTTTCTAAAGTTCATTAAAGCCTATTGTAAAAATAAGGGTGTCTCGTATACCACTAATCTTAACCTTATAGATATTAGGGAGTTCTTAGCATATGCTTGCTGCGAACTCATCAACATCTACAAAGGTGATATAATTGAAGGATGGAATGGTAATAAATGGAAAAAAGTTCATAATGGGATGTGTAAGATATACGCCATCTAGGCGTGCGAATGCGAGAGGTAGCCTGCGAATGCGAGCGGTAGATTGTATTTTAGTATATATTACATATTTTTATATTTTTTTATTTACACCAAATAGTTTTCGCATATTCTTTTCAAACTTGAGGCGTAAAATGTGTTCCACAATAGGTTCCTTAGTGTCATTAGCGGTGTCAGCAGCACTAGCAGCATTCGCAGCACTAGCAGCATTCGCAGCCTTAGCGGCGTCGGCAGCCTTAGCGTTCTTAAAGTTCAAATGGACGACCTTCTTGCGTTTATAGAACATCTCCCAAAATGTCTTCTTATATTTTAAATTAATTCTTATTTTTATATATTATTTTTTATCATTTTTTTATTATTATAAAGAACCTGTAAAAATAAATTCTAGACTGTCTAACAATAAGAGAATAATGGCGGTGCTAAAGGCTTTAGTGGTTGGGGCATATCTTCGTCATCTCTAGCATTAAATAAGTATTCGTCATCAGTATTCGGGATACTATTATCGTCGCTACCGCATCCGCCGCTATCTTCATTTAGATATAAGGATATGACACCCCTATAATAGGCAGCAACAATATCTGCGAACATTACTTAGTAATACTAATACATATTATATTTATATGTTTATATGTTTAATGTGCGCGTATTTTTGCGTGGTCTTCCTACGCCTCTCAATATCTTAATGTCGGCAGTATCCTCAATAATAGAGGTTATCTCTTCGTCGCTTACAGATAGCGTCTCTATGTTATTGTCATTATTATCTATAGATATGTTATTATGCACATTATTAATAATATTCTCTATATCTACAGCAGGTTTCTGTCTTAGTTCAGTAATGTTAGGAGATTGCCTAGTATTATTATTGGATTGTTGTTGCTGTTGCGACATCTGGGGCATAGACTGTGGGGTGTTTAATGTGCTAAACAGGCTGCTAACCATCCCAAACAATCCGCCGCTACCGCCGCTATCTCCCATTCCGCTCATCGCACTCATCGGGTTGCTATAGTTATTGCCGCTGCTACCGTTGCCTCCATTATTGATTGGGATATTCTGGGGTGCCTGCGCTTGATTGTAATTAGAACCTGTATTACCCATCATATACTGCTTTGCGGCTGCTTGCTGAAACTGCTTCATTAACTCAGGGTCTGATTTTAGGACATTCTCTACATTAGGCATAGGCTGTTCTTTAAACATTCTGCTAGTTAGGTGAAACATAAATGCGCTGCCTGACAAAGCGATAAATAGCCTTAACTCTGGAGCCATCTTCTTACCAGTTGCCTTGTATTTATAATGGAGTTCTTCAAAGATATCATCGTAATCATTAATATTCTCATTAACTTGCTCCGACCACCCATCTAATTTAATGGCAAATGGGTCATACCGGCTATTCATATACTCAGTTCCCGAAATAAACGCCATCAACATCTTTTGCTGAAACCTAACGCTTCCATCTAGTTCCTTCTCACGAACCAAGCGATTATATTCTGTCCTCATTTCTTCGATGTCAGAGTTCATATTAAACTTGAAAGGTATTTTGAAACCTTTAGACTCCAATCTGTCTAATTGATAAATAATCTCTCTTTTCTCATTCAATTCATTCATAATTATCTCTTTTGCTGACAAATGCCTAGATTTGCCTCCGCCGCCGCTACCTCTTCTGCCGCCGCTGCCCCCACCGCCGCTACCGCCGCTACCGCCGCTACCGCCGCTACCGCTGCCCTCGCTGCCCTCCTCATCGTCTTCGTCCTCTTCGTCTCCGTCTTCGTATTCTTCACCGTCTTCTTCGTCATCGTCTCCCTCTTCGTCATCCTCTTCTTCTTCGCTTTCTTCTTCGTATTTGCTAGGCTTCTTATATTTATTAGAGCCGATACCGCTGCCACTGCCGCTTCCGCTGCCTGACTTCTTATGGCTCAAACTGCTAACCACGCTGGTAGTCTCGCTATCATCATCATATTTAGATTTAGGTCGGCTAGAGCTACTAGCGGCTCCGCCCTTATTCTTATATATGTTATTCATATTTTTCATATAGGCGCTTTTGTCATAATCGCCATTCACCGAACTAGCCCTAGAGGATGAGCGTGAAGACGACCGAGATGACATAGAGATAACATCGCTGCTAATCTTGTTCTTGTTAAACAGCACATCGTCGCTCATAAAGTTATTTTGGCTGGCTCTCTGCTGCTTGCTAGGAATGTTGAAACCCATCTGTTTATTTTTAAAGGTATCTCTATTAATTTCTATCAAATCATCATTTATATTATTTAGATTTAATGTTGTCATTATATATATTTAATTGAATATCAATTGTTTATATAATATTGATACTATTAATACGGTTATATATACGCGCGTCTAAAGGGTGCTAATTATTTTCTCGCCATTATATAATTGGATATCCAGAAATTAAAGAATAGTCTAGCGGACTTCTTGTATTTCTCGGGGTGGAACTGAACTCCTAAGATATTTTTTTTAGAGTTATAAGCCATCACTATTTTATTTTTAATCTTCTTAATAACCGTAAAAGTTCTAGGAACCTTCACAACATAATCTGTGTGATAAAAGAAATACTTGGTTTTAGGCATCGCCGACGCTATCCTAAAACTCTTATGATACTTCATATAACCGTCTTTGTTGGATTTAATAAAAGACATCCCGACTAGCCTGTCTAGCCTGTCTTTGCCTAGGCTTCTTACGCCGCCTGCCTTACAGACCATATACTGAAACCCATAGCATATCGCCAGTATCGGTAAGCGAGAACATATAATACTCTCGTCTATTGTTGAATGCTTGCGACCTTTAACAAAATAGTCAGACCCAGTTATTATTATGCCGCTGACGCTATTGCTTACGCTGCTGCTATTGCTGCTGCCCTTTTTGTTTCTTAAGGTATCCCGAATGCCCTGAGTATCGTCCCAGTTTTTAAAGATAATCTTATGACCTTTTAAGGCATTCTCATAGCCTTTTTTAAAGCGCTTAAATAATGCTTTTGTGCTATACATATTGATTACTAGAAATACAAGAGGCTGCTTCTGTTCTATAGATACATTTGACATCCTCTTTTATAAGAAACACAAGAATATATAAAAGTATATCACGATAATTATATAAATATAGGATATGAAAATCCTCTTTTTTGGTAGCAAGGGATGGATTGGGAAACAATTTGGCTTCTTCTTAAATAAGAATGGTATCACTTACATTAGCACAGATGCGCGAGCGGATGACGAGAAAGCCGTAGAGGAGGAGATTAAGTTGTATTCGCCTACACACATCATATCGTTTATTGGTAGGACGCACGGCGGCGAGTATAATACCATAGATTATCTAGAATTATCTGGGAAACTTAAAGATAATATTAGAGACAATCTGTATTCTCCTGTTATTCTCTCGATACTTTGCGAACGCTATAATATCCACTATACATACTTAGGGACAGGTTGTATTTTTAGTAGCGACGACCCGACGACCACTAGCATAGACGATGACGCCCTTCCTAACTTCTTCGGCTCCTCTTATTCAACTGTGAAAGGATTTACGGACAGGCTCCAGCATATGTATTCTAAGAATACGCTGAACCTGCGTATCAGGATGCCTATTGTTAATTACGAGCATAACAGAAACTTTCTAAGTAAAATCTTTAAATATGAAAAAATCTGCTCTATGCCTAACTCTATGACCGTATTAGAGGATATGTTTCCTGTCATTATGGATATGATGATTAAAAATACTACAGGCACCTTTAATCTAGTAAATAAAGGGCTCATAACCCATAATGAAATCTTAGAAATGTATAAAGAGCATATTGACCCTTCGTTTGTGTGGAAAAACTTTAGCGTTGAAGAGCAAAACACGGTGTTGCTATCAAAACGCTCTAATACGCAACTGTCTAACGATAAACTATACTCGCTATACCCAGATATCCCTGATATCAAAACATCTGTTGAAAAATGCGTTATTCAATATCATAAATAAAAATTGATATTATTTTTATAATATATATTACTAAACTGAATATGGTAAAATATACTTGTGAAACCTGTATGAGCCAATTTGCTAGAAAACTTGAATATACAAAGCATATAAAGGGATGCCTCAAGAGCGATGAACCTATCTTAGCATCCTTACCAGTCGCAGCAGTTCCAGACAAAGTATATCGTTTAAATTATATAGGCTCTAAATTCCAACTGCTTGACTGGATTACAGGGATTATAAAGGATAAAACAGGATGGACTTCATTTGCTAATAAAAGAATTGGGGATATGTTTGCTGGAACAGGTATAGTCTCTTATCATTTCAGGAAACATCTAGCGTGTGTCATTTCTAATGACGCTGAGTTATACAGTTCAATTATAACGCACGCTTTAACACGCTCAGTATATACTGAAAATTGCGAGAGAATTATAGGAGAACTCCAAGCTGAAGCCGTAGCCGCAAGCGTAGCCGACGATACCATAGGATATATCACAACCCATTACAGTCCTTATGGTGATAACGAGCGTAAGTTTTTTACGATTGAGAATGCGAAACGGATTGATTACATTCGCAATAGGCTAGAGGACATTTTAAAGAATAGCCATACCCTTACAAATGACGAATACCAGTTTATCCTCGCTTCTATAATTCTAAGTGCTGATGCTGTTAGTAATGTTCCCGCCGTATATGGTTGCTACTTAAAGGAATTTAAAGCAAAGGCTACAAAAAAACTGAGAGTAATGCCTATACATACGAATAGGACGCCAGCGACCGAAGGTTCTAATACTTACAATTGCGATGTATTGAATGAGGATTTTCTAGCATCTTTCACAGGCGACTTGGTATATCTAGACCCTCCATATAACGCTAGGCAATACTCTAAAAACTATTTTCCGCTAAATATAATTGCTAAAACGCCTAACAGCCTGCTAACCGAATTACCATTAAAAGGCAAAACAGGTATCCCTACCGATTGCTTTATGTCGCCCTTTTGTAAGAAAAGGGCTGTCGCAGAGGATGCCTTTAATCGGCTTTTTAAAGGACTACAGACTGAATGGATATTCTTGTCATATAATAGCGAAGGCATAGTGTCTAAAGAAAGGATGCTAGATATTATGAGTAGATATGGAGATGCGTCGGTTGTTGAAAGAGATTACAAGAGGTTCAAATCTTATGAATACAATAAAGACATAGAGATTAAAGAGTATTTATTCTGTCTTTCTAAATATCTATAATAGTTATATTATCTGCGAAAATTGTTAGGAAGTTTTCGTAGCACCAGCGAATAGCCATACTGGTTCTGCTTTTTGTATGAAATTGAAATTCAAGCAAGGCTATCTCCTTGCCTTCTATTACAACTTTTAGCGTTGATGAGTTTTTCCACGAAGCCCAATCACAAGTCCATACGAAAGAATATTTAGATAATTCTTCTAAATCTATTGGTCGGTGTAAAGTAATATATCGGATTGTGCTGTTCTCCTTATTATAGTATATATTAGGACAATCAAAGGTGTATTCAACAAGTATAGGAATTATTTTTATTATTTCGGTTTGTATATATTGCTTTAGGTCTGCGATTGTTGTATATTCTATCCCTAGTAAATCACAGAACCTTTTTGGCTGCGTTTGTCCTATAACTTGAGGTGCTACTTTGCCTACTCCTTTTTTTGTGGTTTTTGCTGAAAGATGCTTGTTAGCATCTGTGTCGCTCGTATAGTCATAACGGGAGCCTCTTTTTGCTGTATGGCTACACATAGGGAATAGTTCAAGAAGTTTAGAAAGACGATGCTTCAATCTCTCAGGTTCTTCCATACCATACTTGTATTTCCCATCATACGGTATATTGTATGCTAGACATATCGCCATCTCAAATATTTTTCCAGTATCCTCTGTTTGTAATACTTGCTTCTCGCTCATCCTTAGCACCCTATATAGTAGTCTTCTATACTATCCAAGTCAGTTTTTAATATTATAAGGTAATTCTATAACATATCTAGAATACCTTAAAAATTGATATTATTTTTATAATACATATTACTAAACTAAATATGACTAAATATACTTGTGAAACTTGTAAGAGCAATTTCACTAGAAAACTAGAATATACAAAGCATATAAAGGGATGCCTCAAGAGCGATGAGCGAAGCGATATGACTGTAAAGGATACTGAGGATACTGTGGATACTGAGGATACTGTGGATACTGTGGAAACTCTAGATGAAGATATAGCAGCACCTAGCATACCAGCAGCAGCGCCTCCTGCCGCTGTCGCCCCAAATGATTTTGATAATGAAACTACAGAGGATTTAATAACGGATGACATTAGATTATATTGCGGGGACTGTATAGAAAAGATGAGTTTAATAGAGGATAATAGCGTTGATTTAGTATTATGCGACCTTCCCTATGGGACTACCAAATGTAAATGGGATACTATAATAAACCTAGATTTGTTGTGGAAACATTATAAGAGGATTGTCAAGAAACCGCAAGGTGTCATTTTGCTATTCGGGCAACAACCATTCACAAGTATGCTAGTATCATCTAATTACGAGTGGTTCAAGTATAACATCATATGGAAAAAGAACAAGACGACACAATTTCTATTAGCCAACTATAGACCTATGAAATGTATTGAGGATATCTGTGTATTCTCTAAGGGAGGCGCTGCTGCCGCCTCTATAAAAACAGGTAATATGACCTACAACCCGCAAGGGTTAAAAGCTGTGAATATAAAAAAGCATAATAGCGAGAAACGCATAGGCAAGATGTTAAATCAGGCACATCACTTAGGGGCAAATAATAAGTTGCTATCAAACGCCGAATATACCCAAAAATACACAAACTATCCTATAGAACTCATAGAGTTTGACATAGAGAACAGCACGATACACGAAACGCAAAAACCCGTGAAACTTATAGAATACCTGATTTTAACATATTCTAACGAAGGAGAAGTGGTTCTAGATAACACGATGGGTTCAGGGACTACTGGTGTAGGGTGTATAAATACAAGGAGAAAATTCATAGGTATAGAACTTACAGAAAAATACTATAAGTTGTCTAAGCATAGGATAAGGGAGGCTACGCCTTCTCCTTAAATGCTTTTTTTATTATAGGTATATTATAGAATATATTATGAAATACATAGATGCTCTTAGAAAATATAATGAGAACAAGGATAAATGGTGTATGCCTCGCAGAGGTTCTGTAGATTACTTAGAGATACGAGATATAATGAAAGAGAAAGCAGCAAAAACGGCGACAAAGAAGACATCTTCGCTATTGCCGCTAACGCCGCTATCAAGGATTAAACTAGAATTGCTTAATGTATCTGGAAGGAATAACAACTGTTTCTTTAACTCCGTTTATCTGCTACTTAAGGAAACGAGCGACGGAGGCAAATGGAAGAGTGGCTCTTATTTAAGGAGATTTCTTACCGCAAGTTTTTTAGAGAAGGCTGAGATTACTAGGACGGTGCGAAGATTTCTAATGTATTTAGAACTGGTACAAATGTATATTAAAGAGGGCATGGCGTCGGGAGAAATAGCAGAGTTGCTAGCGGTGAATACCACAGAGATAAGGTCATTACGAAAAGGCAATATTAAGAGGGTTGATTTAACCAAGGATGCTGACATAGTGAATATGTTAAATACCCATTTTAAAGTTTTAGGAAGAATGCCCTCACAGCCTGAGATGTCCTTGACTATTAACCACATTAAAAATAAATACAATATTGTTATTTTGTCAATCATCATAGACGATGCTAGGAAGCGAGATGAGTTGCTAGAAGAAGTTAGAAATAAGATTAATGAAAAGTTAGAAAGTGCTATTAAATCGTCGGGCTCGTCTCGTCTCAGTAATAATACTAAAAAATACAGGTTTGGGGTTATCATAACTGATAATACACATTACCAATTGCTTAAAATAAATAATAATGTCCTAAGCACTATAGGGGAAATAAATAGGTTTATCGCTTCGCAAAATACATCATTCAGTTTTCATAGAACAAATGTAGCAAGTCGCTCGTCGTCCTAGAGGATAAATAATATATTATAGGGTATATTCTATTATCATTATAGGTATCATCAATTACATAACCTAGAATACTTCTATTACCATTACTGGTATCATAAATAATAAAAATAATAATACTAGGTATTTTTAGGAAAGATTAGATAAGTTAGAAACTTTTAGAGTTTTTTAGAAAAATATAAAGTTGTAAAAGTTTTTAGAAAAGTTAAAAGTTTATAAGTTTATAAAAGATAATAATAAATAATAGTAAGACTAAATAATAGTAATACTTAGCATACTTCTTACCATACCTGATATTCTCTATGTTCTATCCCTAGGATTTGCTAGGGCACTAGCCGTGCTGCTTCGCTGCCGACCACTAAGATAATATAACAGATGTCTCTTACCACTACCTGTGTCATAAAGAATAAAAAGAATATTACTAGTTATTTTTAGAAACTTTTAGATAAGTTAGAAACTTTTAGATAAGTTAGAAACTTTTAGATAAGTTAGAAACTTTTAGATAAGTTAGAAACTTTTAGAAAAAGAATAATAGTTTATAAAAAAGAATAATAGTTTATAAAAGATAATAATAAATAAAGTTAAGTAATAATTATAGACATCAACTATTACCATTAGTGATGTTCTCTACACCGTATCTTTAGCAATACTAGGTAATTTTAAGAGGATATGTAGTATAGTTTAGCGTGATTTGCTAATCATTAGAACCTTCTCTTACCACAAAGGATGTCATAAAGAATAAAAAAGGTATTACTAGTTATTTTTAGAAAAACTTAAAAAAATTTTTAGAATAATAAATAATAGTTTATAAGAGGCTTACGCCTTCTCCTTAAATGTTTTTTATAATACGCCGCTGCTATCGCTGCTATCGCTACCACATACCACCACTATCCGCCGCTACCACATACCATCGCTAACCACATACCGCTACCTCTGCCTAGACACTTATAATCTTGTCAAACTTCTCAATATAGGCATCTATGGTGTCGTTGTTAAATAGAATGATATCATAAGGGATATTAATGTATTCTTGCTCTGATTTGTGGGCTATGCTAGCGACGCTAGTGCTGCTAGCGGCGGCTGCGGCGACAGCATCACACGGATTAGATATCCTTAGAAAACTGGTATCAGGTCTAATGACCCTTATAATCGCTATATCATCTTTGCGAATTTTAGGGATACTAAATAACATCTCATATTCGTGGATAAATCGCAAGTCGCTTATAACGAACCTTTGCTCCTTGTTAGCGTCCATCCTTGTTTTTATATAATTCTTCAAGGTATTCGCAAAGAAGTTTCTCTTCACATCAGGCAGCAAATCCTGTATCTTATCTTGCATAACCTCTGTCCCGAAGAATTGTAATGCGGCTCTTGGCGTAATCCCCCACCGCTCATCCACAACATCTTTTTTACCAGTCCCTTTGTCCTCGCCTATCCCTACTTGCTCGTCATCAAAGTTAAACAAGGTTTTAATAGCGTGCTTTAGAGGTTCGGCAAAAGCAACTCTCTCGTAATTATATTTACGCACTAGATGCTCGGCTAACACATCCTTACCACTCCTCTTGGCTCCACAAATTGCTATAATACGAGGCATTTTAGAATGCGAATGCTGCGACAACATATCTATATATCTACTATACCTATATATATACAAGACATAGATATATATATCATTTTTTATATCACTATATCGCCTCAAAATATAAAAAATGATTTGGTATTTAAGAATTATTTAATAATAACATAATACAACTTAATAATGTTTTCTAATGTTTGCTGGGATGTTCTGGATATCTATTTCCAAAAGGGCGGTTCTCCCGAATCGTCTAATCCTCTAGTAAAGCATCAGGTTGACAGTTATAACAAGTTCATAGACAATACCTTAGGGCAAATCATCGGCGGTTTCAATCCTATCAAGGTGAAGATTACCAACCAGAAGGCAGAGTTGCCTGACAACTCCTATAATATCTCCATCAACATCCTCAACCCCAGTATTGTTAAGCCCAACTATCAACTCCCTGACGGAACCCAGAACATTATGACGCCCTATATTGCTCGTATGAATAATATGACATATTCTAGCGGCATCTATGTGAACGTCCATATTTCCACCGAAATTACCAACAAGAGCGGTATGACCGAGAAGTTTGACAAGACCGTTAATGGCGTTTATATCGGCAAAATCCCCATTATGGTTCGCTCTAAACTCTGTGTCCTCAGCCAGATGCAAGGGATTTGCGAAGAGAACAAGAACGAGTGTATTTACGATTTTGGCGGCTATTTTATCGTGAATGGTAATGAGAAGGTGCTGATTTCGCAAGACCGCATCAACGAAAACAAAGTGCTCGTCTTTCACCCCAACAATAATGCCGAAGGACTGTATGCCGAAATCCGCTCTATGTGCGATTCAACTTATCTGCCGCCAAAGACTACTTGCCTGAATATGAGCGGCAAGTTAAATCATATGGGACGCATTATTCGCATCAATACATCTTTCATTCGTAGCGAGGTGCCTGTCTTCGTGATTTTCAGGGCTCTAGGTATCTTGAGCGACCGTGAGATTATCAATCACATCGTCTATGATACAGACAGCGAGAAGAACCAGCGTATCATTAACGAACTGATGGCGTGCTGTGAGGATGCCTGCGATATCAACACACAGGAGCAGGCGGAGAATACGCTTATTAAGATTATGATTGGAGTGAACAAGAACAACGACCACGAGACCAATAAGGCGCAACTCCACAATAATCTCTTAAATGATTTTCTGCCCCACGTAGGCAAATCTTACAGACGCAAGGCTCTCTATGTCGGCTACATTATTCGTAAGATGATACGCATCTATCTTGGATATGATACTTACGACAATCGCGACTCGTATATCAATAAGCGCGTGGATACCCCAGGTGTCTTAATGAGTAATCTGTTTCGTCAGTGTTACGGGAAGATGACGAAGGAGCTGAAGATAGCGATTGAGAAAGAACTGAACTTGTGGCGTGGAAATGCTAACATCCCAATTTCTAATATTATATCCGACATTAGTATCCACAGATTTTTCAAGCAATCACTTCTTGACTCGTGGATTAGATATTCGCTTTCTACCGGCAACTGGGGCATCAAGAGTATAGGCACATTCCAGAATATCAAGCAAGGCGTCTCGCAGGTTCTTAATCGTATGTCATACGCCAGCACCCTATCGCATATGAGGCGCATCAATACGGCGATGGAGAAGAACGGCAAACTGGTTCAGCCACGCAAACTTGACAATTCGCAGATTGGTATGATATGTCCTGCTGAAACCCCTGAAGGCAGTTCTGTCGGTCTGGTTAAGAATATGGCGCTTAGCACCAACATTTCAATCGCTATGAATAGCATTCATATTCGGCGGATTTTGGTAAATCTTGGGGTGGTCGTTTATGACGATAGTTATAGTATGGCGAACCCTGAAAAATCTCCTATTGAATACCTGAAGCAGATGGGAAGCGAAGATAATGTATATGTTATGGTGAATGGAGATATTATCGGTTATTATACGAACCCTGACAAGTTGTATTCAACCTTGAAGCATTATAAGCGCAGCGGCATCATATACCCGATGACCTCTATTGTATGGAATATCCAGAAGTCGTGTATTATCATTAGCACGGAAGCGGGGCGAATGTATAGACCGCTCTATATCGTGGATATTGACCCATCGACGAATAAGCGTGAATTGCGAATTGCTAGAATATTGCGGAGAAAGGGCATCAGTTGGAAGGAGTATATAGCAGACAAACACTTTGATTACTTCGTAGTCCCTAACGAAGTCTCTAAAAATCAGGACGACCCTGAGAAGTATTTGGACGAAGAGGGGTTTATTGAATATATGGATTGCGACGAAATCAATTCGGCGATGCTCGCTACATTCCCTGCCGATTTGGAAGAAGGTATTAAAGGGACTGCTTTGCCACCGTTTTATACCCACAGCGAAATTCACCCAAGCCTAATGAATGGTATTCTCGGCGTTAATATCCCATTCAGCGACCACAATCAATCTCCTAGAAACTGCTATCAGTGTGCTATGGGTAAACAGGCACTCGGCGTATATATGAGTAATTTTAACAAACGCATAGATACGATGGGTAATATCTTGAATTATCCGCAAAAGTCGCTCGTATATACTAAGTTGTCTAAATATACGATGGCTCACAAATTACCTTCAGGGGTTAATGCGATTGTTGCTATTATGACGCATACTGGGTTTAATCAAGAAGATAGTATTATGGTTAATCAGTCGGCGCTAGACCGAGGGCTATTCACGAGCACCTATTATAAGGCGATGCGTGATACCTGTAATAAAAATCATAGCACCGGTGAGGAAGAGTTATTCACTAATCCTACCAATATTTCTTCGCAGAAGCCATACTCCTACGAGAAGTTGAATGACGATGGCTTTGTTTCTAAGAATACCTATGTGAATGGGAATGATGTTATTGTCGGCAAGGTTATGCCTAAGAAGGCAAATGGTGTTATAACATACCAAGATAGTAGTTTGACGATGAAAGCGAATGACGATGGATATGTTGATATGAATTATAATGGGGTTAATAGCGAAGGCTACAAGTTCTGTAAGGTGCGTATTCGCAAGAACAGGAAGCCGGAGATTGGAGATAAATGCGCTAGTTGTAGCGCCCAGAAAGGGACTATCGGGATGATATACAGGCACCAAGATATGCCCTTTACAAAGGACGGAATTGTGCCGGATATCATTATGAACCCGCACGCAATCCCATCGCGTATGACGATAGCGCAATTAATGGAGTCTATTATGGGTAAGGCTTGCTGTCATATTGGGGCATTTGGCGATTCAACTCCATATACTGACTGTAGCGTTGAAGGAATTACGAAGGTGCTAGAGATGTCTGGTATGGAGAAATACGGAAATGAGATTATGTATAACGGACGGACAGGCGAGCAAATCCACACAGATATCTTTATCGGTCCGACATATTACCAGCGATTGAAGCATATGGTGTCTGACAAGGTGCACTGTCTTACTGAAGAACACGAGGTATTAACAGAGGGTGGCTGGAAGTTCGTGAATACGATTACCACAGAGGATAAGGTTGCTATTCTTAAGGATGATAGGCTGGTTTATGAGGAGCCGCTAGAAGTCCATAAATACCCTGAATACTCAGGGACGATGTATAATATCAGTAATACGCTGATTGACTTAAACACGACTATAGAACATAGGATGCTTGTCCGGAGCGACAGCGGATATCGCTTAGAGAAGGCTAGCGACATTATTGGGAAATGCGTTAGATACAAGAAGGATGGTGTATGGGATGCTCCTGATTATCAGTTCGTAATCCCAGTAAGCAACAAGGAGATTAATATGGAGGCGTGGCTAGAATTCTTTGGCAAATGGATTTCTAGCAATTGCGATAAGAAGATTATGTATCAGTTTGGGTCGCATATGCCCGACGATACCTTCAATATTACATATTACCTAAATTACCTGATAGACAACAAATACAAGGATACATTATATATGCCCGAATGGGTATGGAAGTTGAGTAGCCGTCAAGTGCGTATATTGATGAAGTCTATGATTGCCGCAAATATGGCGACCGGTGGATACAAATATGACAATATGTTCTGTAGCAAATATGAGAGTTTGGCGGACGATATGATGAGGCTGTGTATTCACGCTGGATGGAGCGGTGTGAAGAGCCTGTGGAAAGATAGCGTCTCGAAGGATGGTATCTTGAAAGATAGCGCCCTATGGAAGATTACTATTATCAAGAAGCGGAATAGCCCTTATGCTAACGCAGCGAATGCTAAGAAGGAGAAGCAGCATAGCGAGCGTATCTATAATTACAAAGGCGCCGTTTATTGTATCAGCGTATCTAGCGAGGTGTTTATGGTTAGACGCAACGGCAAGTCCGTATGGACGGGTAATTCGCGCGGCTCAAATGGTCCAATTGTGATGCTAACAAGGCAGCCTAGCGAAGGCAGGGCACGCTCAGGAGGATTGCGACTAGGAGAGATGGAACGAGACTGCTTTATTGCTCACGGCACATCTAATTTTCTAGCGGAGAGGATGCTGCATGTATCCGACAATTATAGGGTATTCATTTGTAAAAAATGCGGGATGCACGCAAATGTTAATACTGAGAAGAGCATTTACAGTTGTAAGTATTGTAAAAATAATACGGATATCGCACAAGTAAGGATGCCTTACGCATTTAAACTGCTGAACCAAGAACTATACACGATGAATATTATGATGCGATATGTGTGTAATTAGCCCCTATATTATATGAGGCTAACACTTAAGTATATATATGGTTATATAGATTAGATAGAATATGTATTACTTCAAGAAGGCATTTATATTATTTTTTATATTTTATATGGGCGGTAGCAGCGGCGTCAGCAGCGGAGATAAACATAACCACCGCAACATTTCGTTATTTAATAGGAATATATGTAGGGATGGTGCGGCAACTAATAACATAGTAGCCGCTTATAAGAGAAGATTGGTATATTATGTAGGTAGCCATAGGGTCGCTAGGCTAAATCGCAATTCATATGTGGTAGTCGCTAAAGATGTATTGAGAAAATATATCTATATAGTTAATATCGTGGTGATTTATATAATTTTATATGCTTTATAATATAGGAAAGTATATAAAATTATATGTCGAGTGATTATAAGGTTCTTGTTGTTGTAGATATACAGAATTGTTTTATTCAAGGTGGTTCTCTTGGTAGTGAAAAAATAGAAGATTTAAAAAAATTTATTGATTTAGTTAAAGAGGTTGATAAGAAAATCTCTACAAATAATTATGACCTCGTTGTATTTAGTAAAGATATTCACCCTTTGAACCATTCATCTCTTTTTGATAATACATCACCTCAAGATGGTGTTTTTAAATATCATTGCAGAAATACTAGAAAGAACTGTATAAAAGATACTACAAATTCAACTACTTATATGTCATCTGCTGCTAAAGAGATTATAAGGGACATTTTATGTAATAAGAAAGATAGTACTATTAAAGAACATTTTTATGATAAAAAAAATGTTTATAAAAGTATAACTGGTAATGATTATAAATTTTATAATCCTAACCTTGAAAGGACATTTAGAAGGGTATTAACAAATGATGCTAGTAAAACTAGTAAAGTTAGTAAAATTAGTAAAATTAGTGAAATTATAAATGGTGTTAAAAATGAAATGAATGACAAAAAATATGATATAAATTATGGAAAAATTAAAACTTTAGAAGATTTGCTAGGGGATTATATTAGTAATCCAGAATTAGACGATGATAGTAAGGGATTTTTAAGAGGTTTATTAAATGATAAAAAATATAAGGGTTTAAAAGTTCAAGGATTAGATTTAAATTACTTATTTTATGGTACGAGTATAAAAGAAATAATATATGCTTTAAATACTAATACTAATAGTGAAATAGGTATTACACAGGAAGAACATATTGAAGAACCATACTATAATGATAAAGCATATAATGTTGATAAATTAAAATATAAAACTAGAAGTGCTAGTGCTAGTGCTAGTGCTAATGCTAATACTAAATTTATTAGTATAGCAAAGGGACAATATTGCGATTATGAATCATATTCGGCATTCAATTATCATACCAAAATAGAAAAAGATAAAACTAATTCAATTATCTATGATATATTTGGAAAATATGATAGCAGTTTGAATAAATTAATACCATTATCTGCCGAAAAAAAATATAGTACCGGACTATTTGAATATATATTAAAATCTTTTGACGAGCAAGGTGGTAAAACAAATATCAATATAGATGTGTGCGGATTAGTTACTAATATCTGTGTTGTCAATACGGTTCATCAAGGAATTGCTATGTGGGAAAAAGTATATAAAGGAGGTTATACGGATAGAACTTGTAAGTTTAACTTATTAGAATATTTGTCAATACCGTTATCTGTTCCTGTTCCTAACTATTCATATTTAAATTATAGCTATACGGAACAAATCAATAAAGAAAAAGATTTAGGTAAAATGTTATTACAAGTTAGTAATTTAAAATCCCTATTAACAACAAAATTTGAAGATGATGTTTTAACACCAAATCCTAGTATAAGAAATGAAAAAATATCTTATACTGTAGATTTTGATATAAATTTACAAGAAACACTTACAGAATATATTAATCAATATATTAATCAAATTAATCAAATTAATCAAAATATTATAAATTCTACATTAAATTTTACCCATATTACACCACAAAAGGGAGGAAAGAAACTGAAGACAGCTAAAGCGGCACCTAAGACAGCTAAAGCGGCATCTAAGACAGCTAAAGCGGCACCTAAGAAGACAGCTAAAGCGGCACCTAAAAATTAAAATTATATAATATTTATTTTTTCTAAATAAAAGGACTTTTTACATATATAAACATAAGCATCCAATATATATTCATATACTAACGATATATGGACGGTGATAACCATAAGTTATATGGCGTTCTAGGAGTTGCTAGGGATGCTTCAGCAGATGATATTAAAAGGGCTTATAAGAAACTCGCTATGAAATACCATCCTGATAAAAACAAGGGCGACGAGAAGGCTGAGGATAAGTTCAAGGAGATATCATCAGCATATAATGTGCTGAGCGACGATGCCGAACGGGCAAAGTATAACGACATAGGCGACGCTAACTATAACAACGGGTCAGGACAGGAGGCTAATAGAGGACAGCATAATCCCCACGATATCTTTGAGGCATTCTTTAGAAGTAGAGGAGGCGTAGGTGCTATGGGCGGGGCATTTGGCGGCTTTGACGAAGATATATTCTCGTTCGGTCAGGGGGGTGGAGGCGCTAGCGGCGGCAATAGACAACCTAAGAAAGCTTCGCCAATAGAGAAAACATTTGTATTTAATCTAGACGATATATATGCCGGTATTAATAAGGATTTAAATATAAATATTCGCAAATATTGCCTAAAATGTAATAAGAAATGCGGCAAATGCGATGGGCGTGGTATAATACAGCAGATACGCAGTATGGGATTTATGCAACAAATCTTTCAAGGCTCTTGCGACAACTGCGAAGGCACCGGAATAACGATTGAAGGCAAGCCTGACTGTAAAACCTGTTGCGGCAAAGGGTATTACAACGAGGACAAGAAGGCGACGCTTATCATCCCTAAAGGGATTGACGAGAATTACAAGACGGCTTTTCCTGAACTAGGAGAGCAGCCAAAAATACCCAATATTAAACCCGGCGACCTGATAATACACATTAAGATAGAGGAGCACAAGCATTTTATTAGGAAAGGCAACGACCTGTATTACAATACTGATATATCCTTTGTTGATTCAATAGTAGGTAAAGATATAGTAATACCATATTTTAAAGAAAAAATAAACATAAATACCAACATATTTGGGGTTATCTCTAATGGTAAGAATTATCTATTAGAAGGTAAAGGGATGCCTGTATTAAACACGGCAAATAAAGGGAATATGTTTATAGAGTTCTCTGTTAATTACCCGAAGATTAAGAATGCCGATAAGATTGAGGAGCTTAGGGTATTACTTAATGAGGTCTTCTAGAAGTATTTCTAGGAGGTCTTCTAGAAGTCTTTTTAGAAGGTCTTCGGGTATTAATATTCCATATTCTTTTTACTTTCAATAGCATATAATATATTGTATATAGGGTCTAGATTAATATTATCGTTATATCCGTATTTCTTTATGAACTGCGCTAGCAATATTGAGTTCTTGTCTGACAGTTTCTCGTCTAGGCTGGAGGTTATATAGTATTTGTATTTTTTTGTCGCCAACTTCTTGCGGTCAATAAAATATACTTTATTATTATCTTTGTCATAGTAATCAACATAACGCTTTTTCTTTTCAGCTAAATCAAATACATAAAAGGCATTACTCATCTTGCTGATATTATCGCTGGGCGCAAATAATACGGGCGATAGGATACTGTGCTGCCCGAAAGTTATGTTTGTTTGCTCGGCTATAAAGTTATACTCAAATTTTATGACAAATTCTTTGGCTACATTATTGGTATTATTAACATGTGCTATATATATATTATAAATATACGAGTTGTCGTTATCATTAATATTCAGGTTGATAATGTCGTTTATGTCGGTGCATCTAGTCATCTTGTCTGCTATGCGATATATGTAATCACGATATAACACATAAAATGTTCCGCAAATTATAAGTAAAAAAAGTATGGCTATAAGGATTTGATAATTGGATATCTTGGTATCGGTTATTTCAGTCAGCTCTAGCAGATACTCATTAGATGCGTTATCAACGCCTTCTATTAGCACTTGAATATCATTAATAATATTATTTATATTACTCATTTAGTGTCTTTTAATTATATATTATATATTATATATTATATATTATATATTATATATTATATATTATATATTCAAAGATACCTCGCTACTTAAGGAAAAAGCATATAAGGCGCGCACGCACCCTTAGATATTTATATTCTTGTCTTGCTGTATCTTAGAGAATATGATGTGGTCTATTATTGTTATGGGATAATTAGGGTTCTTAGAGTAATTCTTAGTAAAGTTAATGAGTTCGCTAGAGGTGTAGGAATATATCATATTGTAATTTTTATCTACCGCATAATACTTGTAAGTGTTGCTGTTAATTCTTAGGCTAATATTTTCTATAACATCGGCTTTCATATTCTGTAAATCAAAGTATTTGTAGTTAAAACTGTTAATAAAACCTCCATTATTATTCAATTCAATTGCCTTTTTTGCCTCATCGGTTTTCATAACCCTCGTATATTCTAAAGCAATCTTATTGTATTCGTCCAAGTCGCTACGCTTATTAGTCTGTTTCATAAGGACGCTAAGTTCATTCTTCTTTTTCTCCAGAGCCTTTAAATCTTCTAGTATTGTTAGATAATCGTTCATTCTATATACGAAGACGCTCTCGCTGCTCTCGCTGCTCTTAGTATTACCATACTCTATATTTGTTTCCATCTTGTTAAAATCGTAAATTATTTTAACAACATAGTCATTAAGTTTCTTAATCTTACTGGTATTCACTATGACAATTGTATATACATAGGGCGTCTCTGTATAGTTATTTTCGTCTATTATTTTAGATATGTTATTACACTTAGAGCAGCGCCTAGCAGTTTTGTAGATGGTATCCCAGTATAAAAAAATACCTATCATTATGATAATACAAAGATACAAAACTGAATATATTAATAGGATACCGGCGGCGCCGCCGCTGCCGCTCTTATGCGTTATAATATTAATAATCTGACACTGGAGATTTTCCATAATTACTATTATTCTTATTATAATAATTTAATTTAAATTTCTAGTGTATTGTCTAGCATTTGCTAACCGAGCCTTATATTCACATAATTAACCTCAGCATTAACTATGTTTTCTACATCAGGTAGTTCAGGCATATTTATTTCAATATCAGGTCTAGCAATATTCATATTTCTATATGAGTTTGCGTCAGCTCGCTGTTTTATTGATAAATAAGAGTTCCTATAAAAGATATCTTTCTCTCTACCATCATCTATGTATTTTTTCTCTAAGTTATAATCAATATATTCAGTATATGGCTGAGGCAGCGATAATGCCGCAAAGGCGCTTTTGCTTGCTGCTCCCTGACTAGCTCCAACAAAGGTCTCTATACCATCCTTAGCAGACGCTACACCATCCTTAGCAGACGCTACGCCATCCTTTGCGACATCTGCGACATCGGCTACATCTACTCCATCCTCCAAAGCATCCGCTCCATCCTCCAAAGCATCCGCACCATCCTCCAAAGCATCCGCACTCTCCTGTAATGCGGCTAAGCTGTCTGCTGATGGAGCTTCGCCTGTTAGGTCTGTAATATCTGCGGATGCTTCTTCTGCTTCGCTAGCGCCGCCCGCACCTAGGCATCTTTCTTCTGCTGCTTTGTATTGCTCTGGTGTTAATACAGACTTGAATATATTGAGGATAAACTTTGCGACATCTTTATTTTTTTCAAGTGGCGTTTTTTCTAAGAGCCATTTAAAGAAGCCCTCCTCTCTCAATTCGCGCCACGGAGGTATATTCTCAAAAGGGTTGGTGAATATAATCTTTTGTAATATTAGCCCAATTAGCCAGCACGCTATAATAATCAATAATACGAATGCCGCAATACACAAAATGATAACATATACTTTGTGTAGCGGTGCGAAGTTTATGATATTATAGACTAAAATAGGGAGCCACATAACAGGCTGCTTATCATATATAATGTAATCTCTGGCAGGACCAAAAACATCATTAATTAAAGGAGCACACGAAACCATATAAAGGATTTTTATAATATAGAAGGAAGCCAATATAACGGCAATAAGAAGCACTATATATATCACAATATAAAAAGGATTATTTTTCATTATTTTTCAATTTACTATATAAAGGGAAGATTTTCTACAAGAAAATTA